AGACAGGAGTATATTCTTGTATTCCACACGATAGGTGGGCGCTTCTCATTTGGTGGTAAGAAGAACCTATAGCGCAATCCTGCTATCTTTATGTTCTCATACCTGTCAACAAAGTCTTCTGGTGCTCTGAAGACAACACCGCTTTCCACTCGAATACGATAGTTTTTGTGCAAGCGATAGAAGTCATCGATGTTGTCATCCAGAACCCAGTGACGCTTATCACCCTGCGAGATGGAGTGTTCCCAACACCAGTTTCTTGCTCTTCCAGGCCCATCACCATGATTGCTGAATGGTAGCACAAGCAATTTGCTCTCACCTACCTCGGCAGCATAATCATCATAGTCTTGTGGCTCAACAGCAATCTTATAGGGAACACCCATACGGTCAAGAGACTTACGAGTGCCGCCAATCTTTGCTCTTCCTTTGGATACGATATATACGGGATACTTTGGATTAATCATCTACAACCCACCTCAATAAACGGTTTGGTAATCTATCATCTTTGGGATAGAATATGCTTTTAGTTTTCAATGTGAGCTTCTGCTCTATCAGCTTCTGAAACTTCTCATAGTCTTCCTTTGTCTTGAACTTCACCAGTAATTCCTTGTAGTTTGGATCATCCTCTTGCTCAAACTCTGGCATACCTACCCAGTGTTTCTCCCAAGGCTCTTCATCTTTGATGCCAAGAAACTCGTTTAGTGTACCTTTCTTCTCAACTTCAGCTTTCTTACCAACGAAATTATCATAATCATCATTCATCCAAAAAATCCTCCAGTGTTCCTACCTCATCGTTTTTCAATATCCAGTTCATCTTATCCGTTATCACACGCAACGGCGCTAAGAAGCTGTCTTCGTATTGACTAGTATAGTCAACCATCGGCAATATGTCAAGTTCCTTTGGTATCTTTGTCATAAAAGAAAACGCAGAGGCTTGATAGATATTGTCTTTGAGATTCACAAATTTCACCTTGTCTCCTTCTTGAATAGAAACGTACTTGTTTCCAAGTTTGTTCTCATCTACGAGATGGTTGTAGAGTATTGCACCCTTAACATGTTTGGGTGCGCCGAGTGCAAATAAACGATCTGATCCTCGAAACTTCTTCAGTCCATTACAGGAGCGAGGATAGGCAATTTCTTCTGGTGGCAATGTCATAAACTCCTCACGAAAATCTTGTATGAATTTATTTAACATCTCCTCATCACCACCCATGATGATTTTGATTGCCTCCTTCAACTTCTCCCGACAGGGTGCAGGAGTTGAACTCTTAACGCTTTCTAGTCCCATAATCTTGAGTTTAGGTTCCTTAAACCGAACACCTTCCATATCATACAGGTTTAGAATGTATCGTTTCTTTGCAGTCCAGATTCCCTTGTCAGCGATTGCCTCTCTGCCCATCTCCATCTTCTGTTCGTATGCGTTGGTTACTTTAGCAAGAGCTTGATAAGACTTATCAATAAAAGGTTCCAGCTTCTCTTTTGCAATCTTATCCAAGAAATTGACAATAGTGTTAGTGTCTGTTCCCTCTTTAAACACCTTACTAACCAACTTGTCAAAAGTGATGTATACGCTGTCTGTGTCCGAAGCAATAACGTAATCCACGTTCTTCGTTTCCAAGATTTTGTTAAGATAAATGTTGAGACTTTTCTCAACCCATCGAATAGACAATTGACCAGATGAAGTAATTGCAGTGGCAACCAGCAGATCAAAATAACGAAACCAATTGTTCCCAATAGCACCATATGCGCTGTTAAGAGAAATCTTCTTCGCCATTTGGATGTTGTTGTATCGGGCAATGTCTTTAAGTAGAGACTTTTCCCCAGTGTTTTCATACTCTTGTTGAGCGTCGAGCATAAGTCTTTTATATTTGACACGATCATTATACATGCCCTCCATTAGTTCTGGTAGAAACCCACGTTTGTCTTTGCGAAAGAACGCACCATTAGGAGTCATGCAATATTCTGTATCATTCTTTACCTTACCAGCCAACATCTTATCTACCATACCCTCAACAAGTTCGGCGTCCTTGTTTACTAGTGTCTCAGGTGAGATGTTGTACTGCATGATTAGATGAGGATACAGAGAGTTCAAATCAAAGGACATAACCCATTTGTGCATACCTACCTGTGGGTCTTTCACATAGGCACCTTCAAACTTTTCCACCTTCTTGTGATCTTTCTTCTGAGGAATCACAAGGTTCCTCTCACGCAGATAATTGTAGATAAGGATATCCCAATACCGCACAGTTCCAAGCACATCAGTAAAGTTGACCTTTGCCTCATATGCCATCGTCAATGCAAGTTCAATCAGCTTCATCTTGTCTTCAAGACGGTCAACAAGTTCCACATCTTGAATGTTGTATTCGATGAACGACTGATAGTCTTTAGTGTACCACTCACGAAATGTTTCGAAGGGATTACCGTCCTTGCGTTCACCTAGTTCGACAAACGCAATGTGGTCCAGACGATAGGACTCCTGATTGGTGTATGTGAACTTACGATATAGATCAAAGTAATCCAGTGCAGCGATGCCATCTAGAGTATAGACTTGATGAGTACGACCCATCTGATACACATCACGGGCAAACACGTTCTTCCACGGAGACAGACGTTTGACTTCTTCCTCATCAAACACATTACGAATACGATTGCAAAGATATGGAATATCAAAGAACTCTGTATGCCATCCAGTGATAATATCAGGTGTGTGTCGTTCCCAGAATGCTAGGAACTCTTTCAGCAGATGCACTTCACTCTCACATTGCACATAGGTTACATCATCACGGTCTGTGACGAACTCACCGATACCCCAGACAACGATGCGTTTAGTCTGGTGATTCTTGAGAGTAATAGACAGCATAGGTTCTGCTGCATCTTCTGGTTTAGGGAAACCGTTCTCACACTCCACCTCAATATCGATGGTGACCATGAGCATCTGGTCCAAGTCCCAATCGACCTGATTAGGATATTCATCAGCAATCCAGCAATAGGGATATTGTGTGTTACCAAACATAATGTCTTTTTGGTTCTCACGATCAGACACCCACTGTTTGGCTTCTTTGATAGAGTCGAACTTATGTGGGAGAACACTCTGACCATCTAGAGTTTTGTAGCCAGTCTCCTCACGGGTATTGACCAGATCGAACAGCGTAGGTTCATATTTAACTCTGCGAGTCGTGCGTTCTCCATTCCTGACTTCACGAACAAGAATGGAGTTACCGTATTGCAATACGTTTGTGTAAAAGTTCATATAAAGACTATATCAGGTTTCCGTAGATTTGTCAAGGTTCCAGTTGTCACGATTTTTAAATACATCAACAAACATCTTATAAATGTTAATATTATTCAACTCATTTATATGACCAGTTCCAGGCGAACCATTAACCTCTATAAAATAAGGGGGAATTTTCTCTCTATCTTTTGAGGGAATAAAATCAAAACCACCCCAAAAAACATCTGTTGATTCTGCTGCCTTCAAAACACTTTCTTTTTCTAAATCGGTTAAAGTCATTTTTAAAGGTAAAGTTCCTTGACTTATATTACTTCTAAAATCTCCACTAATAACTGGTCTTTTTATTTGAGCAATAATTTCTTTGTTTAAAACTATGACTCTTACATCAAACTCAGTTGGAATATATTCTTGTAATATTAAAGGAATATCTTCATCAATTTTATAAATCAATTGTAATGCAGTAACTAGAGATTTATATGATTCTATAAAAACTACCCCTATACCTCTTGTTCCCATGGCAGTTTTTAATATCATAGGATATTTACCACCAACCTCTTTTATAGGCACTTCTAGAGTTTCTACAGATGTAATTAAACTAGTTTTTGGTTGTTGTAATCCTGCTTCTTTAAAATGAATATAATTAAGCCATTTATCATTACACATTTCCATAGTTTTTCTAGAGTTTACCATAAAAACATTTTTTAGTCTTAACATTTCAGTATATCTGTGAGTTCTATCGCCTTTACTTCCTCTGATTACAACAACAGTATTTTCTGGTATTATCTCAAAACCTTTTTTATCGTGTTCTTCTTCTGAAAATTTCGGGTTTGGTTTAACATTCCTTCTATTGTCATTATCTTTACTATAGTTATGTGCAACATAATTACCCTTTTCGTTCTGTGTAAAATAACCTTTATTTATTTCAAACTGATAAAAATCTTTTGGGTTATTATTTTTTGCCCATTCTTTTTCTATTTCTTCTCCAGTTTTATTTGGATCATTAGGATCATCAAAGATTATTAACATCAACCTATAAGGTTCATCCTTTTCCTCTGCGATGTAAGACTTGAACTTTTCCATTAGACTTCTTTTTTCTTTCCAATGTTATATTTGGTTTCTAGTGTCCAATCACCCTTCTCAGAATATGACAATACTTTAATCTGACTGAGCGGAGCAACTTCACCAAGCTCACCAATAACATTGATCAGTCCCCAATCCTGTAATAGTTTGGCAATCGTATTCCTACGAGAAATATCATTGATTGTCAGATTTGTATTCTTACCGTCCAGAGCAAAGAGCTCCTTAAAATGCACAATGAAATACCTACCCTGCTTATGCAGAATATGACATGACTGATACAGTTTCTTTTCTTTACGGGATGCAACGCCAATACGAGATAGAGTCTCTCTTACCTTCAGAAAGTCATCAGGTTCTTTCAACCCGACTTCTAGCATCATCTCCTGTGTCCAATTAATCTCTTCCATTTTTCCCACCTTTATATAATCTTTTTCTTATGGCAGAAATTTGTTCCTCAGACAATATATCAAGAGCGGCCTTGGCCTTTGCATTACTATATCCATAAAACTCTTTAACATACTCTAGATTCTCTAATTTCGTCGCCTTCAACCACGGAGTAAATCTCTTCCTTGGCCTCAGACTATTTAGTAAAAAGTCAAACTGCATCTTCTTATCAACATTTGGTAGTTGATTAATCTCATTCACCAACATGATGGTATCAGCAAATGGAGCAACACACTTGTTGACAATGAACGGGGGATACTTTCGTTCCCATTCATCATCACCATCCATCAGAGGTTCTTTAGTCTGATTGATAGCCTTGAGATATTCCTTTAACTCATACATCACTACGATTGCACTTAAATACGATTACACTCCTCAACTCATAACACTCACGGGTCACGGGCATGGCCATGTGTGGTAGATGTGCGTCAAATACAACTAAACTGTTACCAACATAAGGAATAAGTTCTCCATCAACAAGAGTACCACCGCCCCACTCAGGTTTCCAATCCATTCGTGGATAGTAAATCATTGTGAAATCACCATCATCTGTATGCAATACAGGTTCAATACCATGTGTGTGAGCATTTAAATAGATGCGTTCATAACCTGTAATATTAAAGTTCTTTTTAAAATCATATTTGTACATCGCAGCTGTCCAAATAGGCATCACAAACTCGAAACCATTTGCAATTATTTGTTGTCCATTTTTTCCACAAAGACGATGCCAATGGGTGCTAGGATGTGCGTCTTTTCCCTTACCCCTAGAGTGATACTCATATCTCCAATGAACCTTTTTCATTTCGGAAGCAATCAATTCTGCAACATGGTCTTCTACCACACCATCATGTAACATTATCATTGTTTTTCTCCTTCCATATTCTTTGCTCGTCTGCGTTTGCATAAGCAAGATCAATAAGATCGTTTCTTAGAGGGACATTTTCAATTTTTTTAATTCCCGATTTTCTGTCTTTAGGAAGCATACAAAATTCATAAACAAGAGTTTCTGCCCACACGCCAATCAGGTCTTTGATTTTATCTCGTTCTTCTAAAGAAACCATCTTGGGTTTGAATATAGCAGTTCCATAGATTGAATGAAACAAACCAGCTTTGCAAAGGTCATCAGAACAACCTCTTTCAGACAACAGTATACTAACCGCAACTAAATGATGTAAAAGACTTCTAGAACCACCACTATGTTTTTGTTTATCACACCCAATATCTTTTAAGTAATCTACTAGTGGAATAAACATTTCCCTGTATTCAGCATCGGTCATTTGAACTTTGCCCTTCCCATAACTTCAGTCAAACAAGCCAACATATTTATTTCCAAATCAGCAACAAACGCTGCCTTATACTGGTATTCAGCCAACACAACGACAACATGAGGAATGCTGCTAGGCTCAACATACTCGTATAGATTATCGTAAACACTACGAAAAAGCTTGTCAGAATCATTATCCAGACTATCGACAACCCATTTGCGAACATTGGTGAACTCCTTGTTTTTCATCATACCCATAAGGTCTTTGATGTTCTTGTCACCAAGATTAACCAGAATACCAGCGTCAATCTCACCAGACACAGAATACCGTTGCAGTTCATTCAGAACTTTACGCCAGTCTGGAAAGTGAGTATTTATGAGCTGTACAATAACCTTTTCATTGTACTTGATTTCGTTCTCATTAAGGATGTGTAGAACCCTGTTGAAGAAACTTTGTGCAAGTTTAGGTTTCTCTGCACTAGGAATCACAAAGTCAATTACACTGCATCGTGATTGCAATGCAGGGATAATGCGGTTCTTATAGTTGCAGGTTAGAATGAAACCACAGTTCTTGTGAAACTCTTCAATGAAACCACGAAGAGCTGGTTGTGTAGACTGTGGATTTAGATAGTCTGCCTCATCAAGAATGAGATACTTCTTGCCACCCTCAAGCGATACAGTGGACGCAAAGTTCTTTATCTTGGTTCTGAGAACGTCAATACCTGACTCCTCAGAACCATTGATAAACATGTAGGTAGCACCAATCTGTTCTAGCATGGCACGGGCAGCAGTTGTCTTACCAACGCCCGGACCACCTGATAAAATCAGATTAGGTAATGTCTCTTTGTCAACAAAAGACTGCAAAGAGGTTTTTAGAGTCTTAGGGAGTACGCATGACTCTATGTCCCGTGGCCGATATTCTTCGACCCATAAAAATTGATCCATAATATAAATTCCTCAAATTAGTCATTGTACGAAGATTCGGGTTCCAGTGCAATCCAATACTGTACACCAAGTTTAGTGTTAGTAAAGTGACTAATCTTTTTAGAGGATACTTCAACATCGTATGCGCCAGGCATAACTTTTAGGTTTTCAACCTTGAACCAGAACTTGTACTGTGCATCTACATCACCAACATCCAGAGATGTTTCATATGCATTTGCAGTGCTGTTCTTCTTGTCAGTGACCATCAACTTACCACCAGACAATGCCATATCGGGAACACCGATAACAGCAGCAGCCTTGGTGATTTCGTTGAGTGTATCACTCGACAGGTTGAACGTCAATTCAGTTGAGGGCATCGAAATCTCTTTAGATGGAGTCGTCACCACGGATGGATCAGAGAACCAATACTTGAGAGACTTCGATGTACCCTCTTCTGTAATAATAACAAAGTCATTACCAAACTCTAAATCGGGTTTACCGAATAGAGAGAGTGCCGATAGGAACTCATTCAAGTCATAGATTGCAAAGTCACTAGGAAATTCCTCAGTGACATCAGCCTTTGCTACGATGTTCTTCATTGCAGACATGGTGGAAAGACTAGACCCCGCCTTCACCATAAGATTGGCATTGATCGTAGAGAAGTTTTTCAATACGGAGATAGTTTCATTAGATAGTTTCATTTTTCACCTTCTAGTTCATTAATGTATAGAGCAATAATACCATAGTGAATCACTTTTAGCAAGTCACTTCTGTTCTTTCCACCCTTCTTTCCATATCGTTGTGCGTATTTCATGATGTTGCCGATACAGAAACCTTCACCATGTCCACCATCTATGATGAACTCTGTAGCTTGAAACTTGTTCTTGCTATAGTGTTCATCATATGTTGAGTCGATGTACTTTTGAAGTTCAACAAGGGTAGTGCCCTCGTTGTACTTATAACCAATCTCTTTATTCTTCACTAGGATGCTTCTCCTCCTTAAAGATATCACGACGAATATAGGTTTCAACACCATCAATCATAACACGATAAGGTTGCGATTCATCAGTTTCAGCAGGAGTGTCCTTGATATTTTCTTCATAGAATGTTTTCCATTCGCCGGGAGTAAAGAAGTCACGAAGTTCTGCTTCAGAGTCATAGACTGCCCAGTTCATTGCAATGGAACGGCGTTCGCCCGGACCAAAGAATGGAAGTACCTGATGCTTCATCCATTGCGGGAAAACATACATAAGACCAACCCTTGGTTGAATATATTCCTCAGTGCGAGGATACAGACGATGTACATCACGCCTCTGTTGCAATCCCCAAATCATGTGCGTCCAACCATCAGCAATGCCAGATGCATTATTAAAGAAGTTCTTACCTTCTGGCACTTCTTGTTCAGTCATACAATCGGGTAACTTGGTCCACATGAAACCAGACAGTCCAGCAGTGGTGCGTGACCCGTGGTCATGTAGAGGATTGTAGTCACCCGCATATGCATGGTTTGTCCAGATTTCAAATACTTCAGCAATAGACTTACGACCATAACCCTGTTGTAGATAAGCAGAACCAATAGAGTCAAAAACTGTCTTTACCTGTTGACCAACTTCAGTTGTTATATCAAAATCCACTTGTCTCGATTTCTCATCGTTCTTCAATTGACCAACAAGTTTCTCTGCCATGTTAGGCACATCATCGCTTGTTGCGTCAATATGTTCGTTAATCTCGTCAACGATTTCTTGAGAAAATTGAATCTTCCCAATATAATGGTTTGGGATAGGGTCAATTGTCATATCGAGTTTGTTAAGATACTTTTCCCGTGCCCTTTCAATCTCTTCTTTTGTAGCATTCTGTTCTTCCATTCGTTTCTCTCTTTTCTCTAAAATTTGTTTTTCTTTGCGCTTCCGCTCATCATAATCTTTACGCTGCTCTGGAGTCATATCTTCTAATGTCAAAAAGGGTGAAGCCTTTTTGAGATTAGCATTCCTCTCCTTGAGGTATTCGTTTTCAGTCATTCCCTGTTTCTCAAGAAACGCTGATTGTTCCTCTGGGGAAAGGTCTTCATATGTGTGGAATTTCACCATTTATAAATCTCCATTCTGTATAATAGTAAAGGAAAGGTGACTAAAAGTCAAGTCACCTTTCCCCACTACATCACTTTATTTGATTTTAATAATACGAGGTTTCTTCGCATCTGGAACAATACGCTCAAGAGTAATCTCAAGCATACCGTTTTCGAGGGAAGCATCGTTCACTACAATGTCATCTGCAAGAGTAAATTTTCGATTGAACTTACGATATGAGATTCCCCGATAAATGTCAGAATCATTTTCATCGTTCTCCTTGATAGAACGAACCGTAAGCAAACCTTCTGCTACTTCGATTTCAATATCATTCTTTGAAAAACCCGCCAAGGCCATTTCAATGGTATAGTTATATTCACCCCCTTTACGGATGTTATATGGCGGGAACCCTGTTGACGTTGCATTATTGCGAGCGTATGTATTGAGTTGATCGAAGACTCGATCAAATCCTACAGCATAGGGTGTGAGTTGATTTAGATTATCGAAAATAGATAGTGCTTTGCTTGTAACCATTTTGGTATCTCCTTATAAAGCAAGATTAAACAGTGGACCCTTAATGGCATCCACCTATTATATATAAGAGTTGAAACCTAAATTTCAACCCCCATACATAACTTTTTTTAGAAACAACTGATGGTCGGACCATCGTTGTTGTTTTCTTCAACTACGCTTTCTGTCTCTTCTTCACCAGTGATAACACCGGCGTCGATCTTGGTGTAGAGGTCAATGAAGGAAACCTTGGTATCCTCATCAAACCGTGCGACACAGAGTTCGATTGCCTGCATCTTGTCACCAAAGATTGCAAACGCTTTCACAATGTGGTCCAGACGGCGGGTGGAAATGACTTCATCAACACCACCATCGTAGAAGGTCTTGCGAATAACATCAGCCCAAGTCACAAGGTTCTTGGCGAACCCTTCATCCTCAGCACCATACTTCTTCATGGCGAGATTGATGATCTTGGTTTCAGTAGCAACCGTTGCATAGGGCTGTTCCATCGTGACTGCGAACCGCTCAAGGAATGCTTCGTTGAGGATGTTGGTTCCAATGAACCGTCCATCGTCAGAACCCTTACCCTTAGTATTGGCAGTGGCCATGACGTTGAAACCATCTTTGGGCGTGACCCACTTGTTGATCTTCTTGAGGTAAACACCTTTACCCTCAAGGACAGGCTGCAATGCAAGCAACTTGTTAGAACCCAGATCACACTCATCAAGAAGCAGAGTGCAACCACGTTCCATTGCTTCGATCACAGGACCAGGCACGAACTTGGTTTCACCGTTCACAAGACGGAACCCACCGAGCAGATCATCCTCATCAGTTTCGATGGTGATGTTGACACGGATCAGTTCCTTGTTGAGTTTGGCACAAACCTGTTCGACCATAAGAGTCTTGCCGTTACCCGACAGACCAGTGATGAAGATAGGATAGAACATTCCAGACTTGACAACCTTCTCAATCAGAGAGAAGTTGCCCCACGGAACAAACCCGTCGAACTTGCCGGGAATAAGATTCTGTTTTTCCATATTGGTTGCAATCAGATTTACCATTGACGCCTCTGCATTCTCAGGAGCGGCAGTAATAGGAGCAACAGGAGCGCCGCCCTCTACAGGTAATTTATACGCATTGTAACCAACGGAAAAACCTTCACCCTTGAACCAAGTGGGAAACGGAACACCTGCCTTCTCAGCAGCTTCTGCCTTCTGAGACTTGGTAATCACGGCACCTTCACCGAACATTTCGGTAGCAGTGTCAACGAAGAGTTTCTTACGAGGTGAGAGATACATATTCAATCCTTTTCTGTTTTCTCATCTTATATCCTACATTACCATGTGGAGTAGGATTTGTCAATACTATAAATTCACTTTATTCAATAATTCCGTGAAGTGTGACATTTTTATCACGCCACCAACTTCACGAATTTATTGAGGAGCTGACGGGACTCGATCTTGCCCTTCATCGACTTACCAAAGGCAGACTTGAGTTTTGCTTTGGATGCACCAACCAGTTCATCACTCAGTCCCTCGTTCGAGACTTCCATACCCTTGGCGGGCAGAACATACATCTCATCGTAACCCTTCGACTCGATGGCAAGGAACTTGTTCTTGTTGATGAACCGGACCTGTTCCATGATGGCATCTATCGAAAGTTCACGCTGCAGTGAGTAGAGAACTCGTTTGTCAACCCGACCAGAGCGACCAGAACCCGCAATGAAGAACCCGATCAGGTTCATATCAGGAACCCGCTTCTTGAGAACCTTGAGCAGACCATCAGTCATGTTGAAGGCATCAACCTCATAGGTCTTGAGAGTCTTGGGATCAGAGATCATGACCTTGCCCCGTAGCGAGTTAACAATTTCCGTGTGATCACCAGTATCGGTATTCAGACGATAATCGTACACACCGTCCAAGTTATTTGAGGCACCGTCAGTCAGGAAAATCGTGTTGACTTTCTGAACACCAGTTTCAGCCTTGAACTTGGGAACGATATCCATCATCGCAATGATTGCGTCATTGAGAGGAGTACCACCCAAATTAAGGAAGCTGGGATACACAACCTTGCTGGAGTAAACATCACGATTAGGTTCGAAACCGTAGTATGAAGCAATCATCCACAGGATTTCCATCATCTCGACTTCTTCTTTTGCAGACATTTTGCTGGAGAAGAACTCTAGAAGTTTGAAACTGTGTAGAGCGAGGTCACCCGCCTTGAAGTCATCCATCTTCATTTCATAACGATTAGGATATTCGCCTGTCACACGATCAATGAACAACTCACGGCAATCGCTGAATGCGAACACTTCAAAAGGAATCTGAGTGCGGCGGCAGAACCAAATCAGGTTGAACAACTGGGACAGAGTACCTTTAAGGTTCTCATACATGGAGCCGCTCCAATCGACAACCATCACCATACCGTGGTTCGTAGCACCCGGCAGAGTAGTCACCTTCTTGAACAGGTCTTCATTGTATTTGTAAGTGTGCAACCGTCCCATGTCGAGTGAACCCGTCTTGGAAACAGCAGCACGGGCATACTGATCAGCAGACTTCTTCATCTCGAATTCTTTGACCATGTAGGCAACAGTCTTCTTCGACTCATCCTTCATGGAAGCAATCTCTGATTTCTTTGCATCAACCCAAGGACCACCTTCAGCGTAAGAGGGACGAGACTTCTCTAGGATTTCACTGTAGGGCAGGATCAGATCATCAGCAATAGCAGGAATACGACCATAGGTCCGTGTCGAGGCGTTCTCATCAATCAACTTTTTGATTGCATTGTTCGCATCAGTATCGGTTTCTGCCATGGGCGGTCCACCTCGACCAGTGGACTCTACACCACCTACTTCAGAACTTTCGCCTTCTTCAGTTTTGGCATCGGCATCATTACCATCATTGGGAACATCATCAGACCCACCAGCAGGAGCATCATTTCCATCTTCTTCACCTTTATCATCGGCAGGGGCATCACCCTCACCAGTTTTTTCTTCACCATCGTCACCAGTAGGAGCATCGCCCTCACCAGTTTCGCCTTCTTCACCTTCACCCGACTCACCGTTGGGGTCAGCCATGGTTTTCTCATCGTCAGACTCTTCTTCTGGAGCATTCTCTGCCATCCAAGCGTAGAGCTCTTCAGAGAGGTTCAGAACATCTTCTGAAGTCTTGGTTTCTGCAACCCGCTTGACCCAGACTTTTTCTTCATCAGTGAACTCAACCTTCTGCTTCTTGAAGAACAGATTGATACGGTCAATCAGGTTCAACTCAGAAACATCCTTGTCAGCAATACCGAAGAAATCCTTGGCAGTCAGGTCACGATATCCACGATTGAAAACTGCAACAGAGCCGGGATACCGATCCTGCACCATCCGTTCGATACGGGCGTCTTCAACGATATTCACAAACGAGTGATTGATCTTGCGAACCTGTGCCTTCTCAAGCATGTCGAGAGGCGTCCAGAGTGCGTGAGCAATCTCATGGCAAACCATCAGGTCATAGATATCTTTGGTCATCTCCTCATCTTTCCAGATGGGCAGACCAAGTTCACGGGATTTCGCATTGAAGTATGCGGTATCCATCTTCTTATGAACCACGAAGATATCCTCTTCAGCGAGGAGTTTTGCGAGTGTCGATTTATTTTTCATCATGTCTTACAGTACCATACGAAAGAGGTTTTGTCAAGAAGAATCTTAGCCTAGTTCCAAATTAATTCGCCAGTGACATTCGGGGTCTTCACAACGTATCCAAAGAAGAAACCTTTTGCTTCCTTGGCAGTCTCAAATTTCTTCTCGAAATTGATCTTACCATACAACTTGTATTTGACGGTATATCCTCGTGTTTTCTTGGTCATCTCTATTTCCTTATTTCTTATCATACCTTACAGTAACATACTGAGTAGGATAAGTCAAAGGAATAATGAGCCCTAATGTCGTTTTATATGATATTTAGGGGAAGTGTGACATTTTTATCACACTATCACGATTTTGGTCTATTTCATCGATAGAAGTGACTTCTTCATCATCTTTGACGCTCTACGTTTAGCCATGTTCAACTTTAGTTTACTAACTCTCTGAGTAAAGTTTGTACCTTCCATATGGTCATACTCATGTTGAAAGATTCGTGCTTCAAGTCCGTGCATCTGTACCTGTACCAGTTCACCGTCTACATCGTTATATACGCACCGAATACCCTCTGAGCGTTCCACCTTCAACCACAGACCGGGCCATGTCAGACAACCCTCATCCATAATGATCTTTTCCTCACCGTACTCTGTAATTAGGGGATCGAAACAGGCAATCATTTCTTTCTTCTTCACATCTGAATACATGATGAAAGCACGTTCCTTTATTCCAACCTGATTCGCAGACAATCCGATACCCTGATAATGTATCATCGCCCTATGCAATTTGTCCTGTAGTTCCTTGCGGTCCAAACCAATAGAGCAGGACTCCAATGGTTTCTTTAGAATTGGGTCTGTTACAGGAACCAACCCTAATACTGGTATTGGTCTTACTGAATGATTACCGTCCATTATGTTCTCCCATGAAAAATAGTAGCGTAATTCGTATTTGTTTCAAATCTATACCAAGCACAGTTGTCTTTGCCTGTCATGTTACCAAACCATTTGATTCGTCCAACACTCACAATCTTCGAACAGTACTTCATATATTCAGACGATTGTTTGGTGTGCATCCAATCAGCATCGAACAATAACCATGTAGTCTTCAGTGACACAAAATGTTCAATCATTGGGTGCAGTAATTTTCTGTCCCAAGGTGGATTTGTGATAATGAAGTCCGACTCGTATAATTCTTTCTCACCGATATCAGTATAATCGTTTCTTGCGATACCGTGCAACTGTGGTTCGATATCACTGGCCCACATGCAAGTGCCACCAAAGTGTTCTAGGTGTCTGCACAATTGTCCATCACCAGCACAAGGTTCTGCAAACGTGAACCCCTTTGGTAAATAGTCGATTAGAGGTTCTACCGCCGCAAATGGTGTGGGGTAGAAGTCTCTAGGTTTTCTCTCAAAGTCTGAACGTTTACCCATTATATTCTACTAAACTTTACCATTGCACAACAAATATTCATTCCACCAAAATTCTTAACGTAGTAACCCCCAGCACTATACCAATCTGGATTTGGTGGATACAATTCACACTCATATTCATTTTCCCAAGCATATTTTATCATTCTCTTTACGACATGATGTCCCTTACAAAAAACTGGTTTTGGTTTTTCAATCCTATAATAGTCATGTGTTATAAATGTAAAATTATCCTCACACTTTTCAAATATACCCTTAGCATCATCATCTTTCAACCAACCATCAACAAATACAAAGTCAAAACCACCATCTATTTTTTTAAAAAATTCGGAACTATGTGTATCTGGATGGCGAATAATTCTGTCTGTATATGATTCCTGACCTTCAATTATATAAAAATTATCTGGTCCTTCATCACATGTGTATATAAGTGCATCTGAAGCTTTCGACAATGCATATGCGCTAGTTCCTACCCATGTACCTATCTCCATTATCTTTTTTGGTTTTTCTCGTAGACATGCTAATTGTAAAAATAAGCCATCAGACCCACTTGTTGAATTTTCCATATGAGAGTCTTGCAGCCAATTCGAACGCAAATATTGAATTTTTGTCAAATGTTCTAAAACACCATCTTCAATGTATTTTATAGTATTTTCAGTTGATTGCCACATGACTGAAGTTTTTCACCTTCTCAAACTTGATTGTGCTACGGAACTTGTCTGCGAGTGCATCCTGTTTGTGACTAATTACAAATACATTCTCATCACCAAGTGTATTCAGAATCTTTAGGAACTCATCTGTTCCTGTGCCGTCAAGTGAGCTGTCAAAGATTTCATCCAGTATCAACAGGTTCGTGTTCGTACTGTTCTTCATCTTTGCAACTGCTCTCCATGTGAATAGCAGTGCAAGGTCAATACGCATCTTCTCACCCTCACTGAATGATGCATAAGAGAACTCATCACGATAGCGAGACTTGATGGTTTCCTCAAAGTTTTCATCCAGCGTGAAGTTTACATAGAACTCCATCGATGTAAGATAGGTGTTGATGAGCTTGTTCATGATAGGAAGATATTGTTTGATAATCTTTGTCTTGATACCTGTATCCTGTAGCATATTCTTTGCAGCTTCAGCATAGGTCTGGTCCTCACGCAACTTTGACTTCTGCATATCAAACCCTGATAGAATTTCTTTCAACTCATTCAACTTACCATGATCACTCTTGTTTACCTTGCAACTCTGCAACTCATTAATTTCTGTTTGCAGTGTCGAGTTGAACTTCTCAAGTTGAACCAACGAACTGTTCTCTTTGGCAATCTCAACCCTGTTTGTTTGTATGTTCTGGTTAACCTCGTTGATCACATTGACCTTCGCCTGTGTCTGTTCCAATTCCTCTAGAAGTTCTCCCATTCCAGAACTGAGTTTTTCTGACTTGGAGTTTTCTTTCGTAATCATATCTTCTTTGAACGACTCATCAATATGCTGTTGACACACTGGACAATCTTCATTGCTCTCAAAGAAGTTAATCAGTTTGGTGTGGGCCCTGTGTTTCTCTTTCAACTGAGACTGAATGTCCTTTAGTTTACTAAACTTTTCTTCAATCTTTGTGGAGTTAGAAATCTTCTCATGCATCTTAGAAGTGTCATCCTCAAGGTCAGAAATTCTAGACCTTTTGTTGAAAATTTCTTCCTCATTGCCAGCAATCAGAAACGTCTTTTCCTTAATCAGTTTTTCTCTGTTTTGTTCTACATCTGCGATATACTTTTCCTGTAGAGCAATCTTCTCTTGAAACAAACTATACTGATAGTCCACTTCACGCATATCATCAGAGATAGTCTTCAACTGCTGTTTGAGAAGCATATTCATCAATGAGAAAATCTGAATGTCGAGAATTTCTTCAACAACCTCACGCCGGTGTTTTGACTTCAGTTGCATAAACGGAATAAAGGTGGAACTACCAAGAATAACAACCTGAGTGAAACTACGATAGTTTAACTTTAAGATTTGCTGTTCAAGATACTTCTGGTAGTCACGGGAGTTAGCGTCTTGGTTATACAACTTACCGTTGACATGAATTTCAAACACATTTGGTTTGATACCACGAACAACCTTAACCTTCTTGGAACCAACACGAAACTCTACCTCAACAAGTGCAGAGCTGCCATTAACAGAGTTTAGAAGTTGAGGTTTGTTAATACTACGGAATGGCTTACCAAACAAGCCAAAGCAAAGAGCATCCAGAATAGTAGACTTACCGGCACCGTTTTCTCCAATAATTAATGTGGTTGAATTTCTATCTAACTGAATTTCTGTAAAGTTATTACCAGTTGACAGGAAGTTCTTCCATCTCACAGTCTCAAAATGTATCAAAGAAAGGCCTCCAAGGTAACAACATTATCTATGTGTTTTGTCTTTCTATAGGAAGACATATTGTGATTTACAGGAAAACTTGACCTGTTTGCTTTTTTTAGTTGAGCCGGAGTTTTATATTTGTAGTCTTCTTTGTGAATATATTCAACATCACCATAATTATTTAAACTAGCAAGATACGTTACATCCTCATCATAGTAATAGTAAGAATTTCTATTTTTACCATTTGTAGAGACAGGTTCACCTTTACCACTGTTTGATCTAGATGTTGTTCTCAAATCTTTTTTTATTTGAATGGTTACAAATTCTTTTTTATTATCAACAATACCCATGTCAACAACTATATCATATGGTGTTTCTGGTGGTGTTGGTATTCCTATCCAACCTTTTTCTGTAATATCCAACAACACTTTTTGTTCTAACAAAAAATAAGTTTGTTTAGATTGTTCTTTTATCATATTTCTAAATCTTGCGCCTCTGTATAAAGTGACCGCATCGTATTTTTCAATCGGTCTTTGTTCAGTGTAACATCAAGCTGGTCAATATATTTTTCTAGTAGTGTCATCGTATCTTCGGTGTTCTCCACAATATCATCAGATACATTGTCAGCATCCAACTCAGAGAAGTCTTCGATAATCTTGACCTCAAATGCGTCAGCCTGCAACAGTCTATCTGTGAACTTGTCAAACTGATATAAGTCTTTCTTATTGACTACAATCAGTTTCACATACTTGTCTTTATACTTAGATACATCTTCATTAGTATAATCAGTAGTAGTATCGTCATAGTAAATCTTCTCAAAAAGTGTGTAAGGATTGACGATGCGTTCAAGTTCACGCTTCTCTGTATCGAAGATGTGAAACCCCTTGGCATCATCGTAGTCACTCCAAGTCATCTCATATGGTGTACCCAGATAATATATCTGGCCGTCATCTGATTTGTGATGAAAGTGACCACTGAAACACAGGTCAAACCTACGAAACAATTCCTTGTCAAATGCACCTTCAGATTTATGTCCCTTGTGCATTTCGAAACCATTTACTTCTAGGTGACCCATCAGGATTTGAGCGGGAGAACGTGACAAAGCTGCCATTGATTCTTCATAGTTATTCGCATTGATCCACGGCATGAACTGAATAGGACAACCATCAAACTCCACAACCTGTGGTCCAGTATAAATGTTGCATCGGTCAGAACCTACAAGCTCTTCCATTGAATTGACTTCGTTGGTGTTCTTATAAAAGGTGTCATGATTACCAATGATAAGATGAAGGTCAATACCCAACTCTTGAAAACGACTAATAAATTTTTTACGAAAATCGGATGCAGTTTTGAAGCTGATAAACTTTCTACGGTCAGTAACATCACCCATATGAATACAGGTTGTGATACCACGTTTCTCTAGAGTAGGAAAGAATACATCATCATAGAATTTGTAGAAAAAGTCATTAATGTTTTGGTTATCATTTCTGGCACCAAAGTGAGTGTCAGTTATAATTGCAATCTTCAACGCTCATCACCCAGAACTGCTACATTTTCAATATCATCATCCATAAAATTCTCTAGTCCCTTTTTACTTTTTTTTTCTACCTTCTTCGGTTTATAAACATCTTCTTCTGGAAGATTATCAATAGCAAAAGAATTGTCGATACTGTAATTAGTTGAGTCTCCAGGCATCGTGTCAAAAGATTGGTAGTTACTACCTGCTACGATTTTGTTTTTAACGTGGGTTTGTTTTTTTTCTTTTTGAATTCTTCGGATGAAGGCGTAGTAGATGATTTGCGTAAAGTATGCGAATGGATTGTTTGACTTCTCTGGATTGAAATTTGAAGCATATTGTAAGCAGTTTTCGATCCCATCTGAAATCATGTCATCCTTATATGTGTAGTTAATAAAATTAGGTCGATAAGACAAATGCGTTGCAATCTTCAGAAAACACTCACCAATGTAATTTGTAACAGCGGGTTTCTGTTCGTCTGCCTCTTCAGCAATCTTACACTTCTCTTTCCACTCAATCATCGCCTGTAGAAAAACTTTGTTATCCACATAATGTTCACCTTTAGCTTTCGCCATAATTACTCTCCTAAACTTTATTCACTATACACCACCACAACTATAATGTCAAGGAACAATATAATTTAAATAATTCTTTAAGGAACCTTGACTCCACCCGAAAATAGTGTTACATTGATCTTGTCTTGGTTTGCTGAACTACATTAATGAATTGATTTATTCTCTGTATTTAATTCTTCTAATAGTTCTTCGTATATTTCTTCTTCATCGATGTCTTCCATAGTAGGAATTTCTTCAGGCCCTTCCAACTTATTTAACACACCCTCATAATATATACTCAAGCCCGGAGAGGCAGGTAACATAATAATAACGTGTTTAGGATCAATCTCAAAATATTTTTCATCTGTGAAGGGTTGTACCCATCGGGAGAGCATCAACGATTCTGTCATCCCTGTCATTGTCATCTTTGGAGAGACATGCATTAGAAGGGGTCTTGTGATTTCGTATTTACCATTATCTTCGGAAAGCTCACAAATGATATTTTCACCACTAATGAGCTTCAGAATTTTGTATGTATCTGTGTTCATCGTAGTTTTACCTTACTGATTTCATAGTTGAATTGTTCTGCATTGTATATATTTATGCGTTCTTGAAAATGGTTCAGTGTAAAGTTGGGTTGATCACGAAACGTCATATCATCTGCAATGTCAAATATCAAAACGGAATCTTTATTTTCCCCCTGACGCAATCCTCTACCGATACTCTGGAGCACTCTAATTCTAGATTTAGACGGGCTTGCGAGCACGATGTTGTGGATATTACGAATGTTAATACCAGTGCTAAAAGTCCCATACGAAGCAATGGTGATAGAATTTGTTTCGTTCTCAACAACAGATCGTATCTCTTCACGTTCTGTAGTGCTAGTGTTTCCATAGATGAAAAACAACTTTCGCATTCTGTCGTCAAAGAAACCCTCATTCTGAGATTTCTGGACTTGTTCATATAACGGTTTGCCATGTTTTTCTACTAACTGATATAGACATAGTGTGTTACCTTTCAAATGCATAAGTAACCCAGCAATAAATTCGTTTCTTCTTTCATGTTCGCCTAGAAACTGGAGCTCATCAGAATATGTCATTCTTTCTCGTATGTTTTGATGTTTCAAAATAATACACTTGACTTTTAGGTTAGCAAGAGATTTCTTCTCAATTAACTCCTTTGTAGTCGTTACTTTTTCAACTGGACCAAATAGTCCCTCTAAAACAAGTTGGTGCGTCTGTGTCCCGTCTAGGGTGCCTGTAAGACCGAATCTGTACTTACATTGGTGTAACTTAGTCATGATGCCAGTAAGAGACTTAGCCTTAAACATATGCGCCTCATCACCAATCACACAACCAAACTGTTCAAAATACTTCTTTGGCAGTTTATAGATAGACTGCCATGTAGAAATTACAACGTCTTTTTCAACCTTACTGGAATGTCCCTGATATACCCTTTGACAGTATGTACCAGAACTCCAGCCGTAGTCTTCAAAATCTGAATACATCTGTTCCACAAGTGAGGTAGTGGGAACTAGTATCAGGGTCTTTAACCCCATCATATGATAATATCGAACTAACGAATAGATTACAAGTGATTTACCAGAAGCAGTAGGAGAAACAAGCAAAGCACGATTTGTGGATATAGCATGGTGTACCGCATGAATTTGGTAGTCACGAACTTTGATTGATTTACCTTTTGATTTCGGTTTAAGGCTTCTGATGAAATCTCTAACCACTTGGCCAACAACAATCCGCTCATTTTCAACTCCTTCTTCTAATATATAGTCGATTCCGTTTTTCTGACAAAATCCTTTAATGTATTCCAATAGTCCGACATATATCTCACCTGTTGCTGGAGAAAAGAGTCGTATCTTTCCATCCCACATTCGATTGCGATACATGGGCATAAACTTAAAACCCGGCACCTCAAAGGTAAAGAATTCTGACAACTCTTGTCGAGTAGAATCTGTCATATCATCTAGGACTAGATATACTTCGTTCTTTTTTGATATACGCACAACTAACCCCTCTCAATATATTTCATTTTAATTTCTTTGGGGCTGAAGAAGTCTACAATAATTCCAGTAGCAAGACCCTTATCATAGTCCTTGCAACTAAAAATATCGATATAGCAATCGCCAGTTTTATCTACAAAATGTCCAGTGATATTGCTTGTTTCAATCATTTGACAGAAACTAAATCCTGCAACATCAGGATTATGAGACGCAAAGTGAGCAATCATAGGTTCGCCATATGATTTCATACCTATGTCTTTTACGATGTTTAATATAAATGATCGAATGTTTTCTTCTGTAAATTTTTCTACAGGACATTCTTCGCAATCAAATAATGTGTGATAACCCCAAGTCATTATGGCCTTCCTAGTAACCAACCCACAATGGATTTTCTGACTCCAGACTTTACAGGTCTTACTCTGTGCCACATGTGAGCGGGAAATATTATAGTGTTGTATTCTTCAGATTTAAATGTTTCGTATCTTCTATTATCCTCTGGATTTTTTGTCTCAATGTCAAATTCACCACCTTCGAAATTATCATTTAGAATAGTCGAAAAGGATACCTTTCGAACTAGTCCATTCGAATATGGCTCGTCATGAACATCACGATGCCATCCATATTCATCATCAACACCATATTCAGAATATTGCAATGGTTCAATATCAGTTAGATTTATTGGTGTGGTAGAATCGATTATGTTAAAGATTTCTCTACAGATTTCAGCATCTTCAATAAAAGATACCTTTGAGTTCCTTTTAACCTTGCCGCTTTCATTTGTAATAACACCATCTTCCAACGTATCAGGAACAGAAAAAACATTATGAATGTTGGTGTAATGAATCATATCATACCCGCTTCAAATTTCTTCCAATCAGTTGCATTACGAATGTCCCATCCACGATTGTCGATAGACTTGATTACACCTTTGCAGTAGTCCACACAGGATTCGTAATACCCGATTTTGTTTTGGAGTCGAAGAATGTCATCGTCAGATTGAATATACATCTGAAGGTCTGTCTTCATAACTTTGATGTCAAAGGGTTTGGATGCATACACTTTTGCATCTGCCTTACCACCATAGTATTCCCACTTTTCACGGTACATCTGTTGATGGTCAGTCTTTGATTTGATGAGCAGAAGTTCGAAGTCAGCCTTGTAGTCCAACCACTTCTGTTTGATCATTTGATTTTTAAAAGATTCCTGATCAATGTGTTCGTGATCAGATACGGGAAGGTCTTCCCTTGCAGTTCGTTTTAGTGTCTCTAAATCCATGTTTACCTCATAATAAAAAAAGCGAGCAGTTTGGTTTCTCTCTGTACTATATTGACCCTGATGAGTTCGAACGAGTTGTCACCAGAAATTAAGTCTAAGATTTGATAAAATGTTAAAGCTTACCAAATCTGCTCATTTTTATTTATACACCCTCAAATTTATAGATTTGGTATTTGAACGTAACATCAGCAGTCATGTATTCAACGTCTGTTGCGCCCTGAGTATAGTCTAATCCACTTAAAGAAACAGGAAACACATTCTGAAAATTTACATTTAGAATTGGATTGTTTTTGTTTGACAGGATCATAAGAAATGCATCTGAGTACATTGCCTTATCAGGAGTTGCCTTAGTAACGAGGTCAACAGGTGGTGTTGAACCACCAGCTGGAGTATTTGATGTTACATCTCTGTGTGTTCTAAACTCTGATCTGTCTGATGGAAACCCATAACCAGTAAGCCAGTTGTGTAGTGACTGATAATTTTCCAGATACTCATCAACGATAAATGTGATATTAAGATCATTATAGGTAAGTTTGTCACCCATAACTGGAATGTTGTTAAAGGGGTTTGCAAAATCTATAGATGCACCTTCAATGCCGGGCAGGTTTGCATTGATTGTAAAAAACTCCACCTTTGGTAATTGTTTGATACCAAAGCGAAATTGAGTAGGACTTGCATAGTCTAACTGATCTGGTTGTCTTGCGAGTGGTGATGATGCTGTTGCCATGTATCTATTTATAACAAAAAAAGGGGAGAGCCGAAGCTCTCCCCCAAGTCTGTTAGACCCCTTATTTTACATAAGGTTAGAGACTTTAACCCGACGATACCAAGCGTTGGTGTTCGCATCCAGTGAAGCATCGGTATTAACCGTGTCACCAGCAGCAACCGCACCCGCAGCAGCGAATGGGTTAGCAGCAAGACCATAACGGGTCTTGAAACCAATCTTGGGCTGGAAGGAGTTCTCACCAACCGCACGAACCATCTGAAGCGGAACGTATGGGCAGTAGAAGAAACCAGCATCGTAAGGCGATGTGCCCTTGTAACCACAGACGTAGTACTGAGAAGCAGCGACGTTTGCAGAATACGGGTCAACATAGACCTTGAAACGACCATTCATCACACCAGCGAATGTGGTGGATGTGTCGTCAACCGACAGGTTGTTGTTCAGAGCAGGCGTGTAATCAAGAACACCAGCCATCTGAAGAGCAGAAGCAACGTCAGCTGAAACGATCAGCATGTTACCCTTACCACGACGAGTCTGTTGACCAATCGCATTGGCATCACGTTCGATCTGGAACATCAGACCCTTGAACTTCTCAACTGACCAACGACCATTCGAGTCGGTGTCCAGATCAAAGATACCAGCGTTAGTTGTGTTAACCTGAGCACCCGCAACCGCCGTAACATACAGCGAACGAACAACTTCACGGTTGATTTCAGCAAGGATTTCTGTAGAAAGAATGTTGCTGAGTTCTGTTTCGGCGTCAAGACCATGAATTGCCTTCAAGTCCTGTGCGAGTTCCATCGTGTACTCAGCTTTGAGCGCACGGGAAACCGCAGTAACCGTTGACTTCTCAATGGAGAAGGCCATTTCAGCGAAAGCGTTCGTGCCGCTATCACCAAGGGCTTCTGCCTGAGCAGTCGTCATACCTGTGGCACTTGTGTAAGTACCGGCAGGGCTGTCATTAAGAACAGCAGGGTTGGTTTCTGTTCCACCAACATCGCCACCACCGATTGTACCGGCAGCGTTCTGGTTCGAACGACCCTGTGCGCCTGGGAAGGACTCGTCAACGAGAGCTTCTGCACCATCGGAAGATGTGAGCGAGGAACGCATCGCAAAGATCAGACCCGTTGGACCTGTCATTGGCTGCACACCGCAAACGTCATATGCGATAAGGTTAGGCATTGCACGGCGAACGAGGGAAATCAGAATTGGATCCCAATTGTCAATCGAACCACCTGTGCTGTTGGTTGGTGCTGTTTCTGCAAGAAAACCACGGTCTTCACGCAAAGCTTTTTCTTGGTTCTCTAGGATGAGAGTGGTAACGGCCCGCTTGTAAGAATCCTCAATCTTCGGAAGATCGGGGTGTTCTAGGACTGGCTGCCACTTTTCTTGTAGATGTTCTGTCTGAAACATTTGTTTCTCCTTTTTTAATTACATCCGTTAATAATATTATTGGGCACGTGCTTTGTTACGACTGATTGCCGACATATAAGCGCTCATTGCTTCAGTCGTATCAATGTCCTGTGCGGTGCCACCGTCTTCATCATCAAAACTCTGTTCAACAATCGTCTTCGGGAAATAACTTTCCTTCAAGGTGTCGAGTTTTGCTTTGAAGGACTCTTCGTCGGCAAAGTCAACATCTTCTGTAAGAGACTTGAACTTCTCAATTTCAGTATCGGTCAAATCTTCGCAAGCTTCAGATACGACCTGTTCCCGAACCAGACTAGACTTAACAGAGGTAAGAGCGATATTCTGCTCCATAACATCGTTAACCTTTTCTTCCAGTTCAGCAATTTTTTCAGACTGTGCTTCGAGAACGTCATATTTCTCATCAGGCACGTCAATATAATGATCTTCAAACAACTGTTTCAGTCCAGAGATAAAGTCTTCTGCAATCTCGCCCTTTAGTCCACGTTCGATTGCCAACTCGTTCTCTTTCGTCCATTCCTCTACAACGTAGTTGAGATAAGTATCTACTTTTTCTGTAAGAGCTTCAACCGACTCTTCCAGTTTTACTTCAAACTCAGAAGTCATTCCTTCGTGAATACGAGTGATTTCTTCACGGGTTTTTGATTTAACAGCAGCTTCAAAGATTGTTGCTGCCTTGTCTTTAAACTCTTCGGAGAGGTCTTCACCTTCTACGAGGGCGTCAACATCTTCCTTGACATTGATGGACTTGATCTTCTCTTCGATCTCAGCCTTGGCATCCTCAAGTTTCTTGAGTTCGTCCATTGCAGCTTCGTCCATTTCCTTTTCATGCATACCATCTTTCATCATCATTTCGTAAGCAGCTTTGAGATCGACGGCTTTCATGCCTTCCATCTTTTTATGCATTGCAGCTTTAATCATTTCTTTGGTCATGCGGGCTTCTTTAACAACCTCCTGACCTTCTGCGGGTTCAACAAAATCACCAGCAGCAAGTTTCTGAGACTCGCCGGGTGTTGCTTCACCAGAGGAACCCTGTTTTACTTTGGGTTCTGATTTTGCACCTTTAGTTGGTGCAGATGTGTCTTTCTTAACCTTCTTTGCAGCAACATCCGTTGGGGATTTTGATGCATCAGGTTCGACAACGGGTTCACCGCCATCATCGACTTCGCCGCCGGGAGTCTTGTTATCAAGACTCTTCTTGCCTTCGGCAGGAGCAGCACCATCAGTAGGCTGTTTAGATGCCTCTTCTAGTTCTGCAAGCACTTCCGCTTCCAGCTCTTCAATTGTTTGTTCTAGTTCTGACATAGGGTGTCTCCTTATCGTTAAATATTATTTATAAGATTAAAGTCTTTTAAGAAATTTAGCAAACGCTAAAGCTTCTCTATTTGCGTTTCTTTGACGCTCCTTAACATCAAATTCTCTCTTCATCTCTATCATTTCCGCTTCCAACAACGCTCCGTTGTTCCAAACCCACTCTTTACCTTCCATGATACCTTGCACGAAAGCGTTTGGTGCAGAAGGATCAGCAACAATATCTGCTGCCGTTGCGAGATAGAAGTCGTCCCGCACATAGTTTGCACCACCTTTTTGATCTAGACTGCCCATTCCCCGTGAGGAAACGCCTAGTTTTGCACCTTCATCCATAAGACTCTTCACAATTTCACCCATAGGTGTAGACATAATCTTTGCCTCACCAATAAAGTTTTTCCCATCAGGTTCCAGAGATGTAATCATGTGGGATACTCGTTCCAGATTAACGGTTGGTCCGTCTGGATGTCCAAGTTCACCAAATGCACGGTTCTCTTCAATAAAGTTCTTGTTATATTTATTTACTTCTTTGTTGAGTACTTCCATAGGATACACCCGACCATTACGGTTCTTGATGTCAGCCTGCATGAAGATACCACGAATCTTGTAGTTCTTACTACCGTCTTCCTTTGCTTCGCAGATATACTCTACTTCTTCGACTGCCTCTGAAAATAGTTTCATTTTTCTATCCTTACGATGTATAGTTTTCGTCTTTTTTGAATTCAATCATGACCATACCAGATGTACCATAACAGGTCATCTCATGATCACCAGAAGTTGCGGTTGTATTTGTTGCAGCAGATGCAATCTTACCAGCAGAACCGTCATAGTGACCTGTGCCAGCTAAACGAATCTGTACAACATCAGAGGACGCACCCTTTTCTTGAATGTCAATATGACCTGTATCATCATCCGCTGTACCCTGTGTTAATGCCCACCAAATACGATTGATGTGCAGTTTCGCACCGTTTGCATGTCCATCCAAAGCACTCGCATCTAGGATAGCATTATTTGCAGTTGTGTCATCTTCGATATTAACCAAGATGGTAACAAATCCGCCTGCGCCCGGATTATTTACAGGCGTATCTCTAAGTGTTCTTGTTGCAAAAGCCATTATTATCCCCTAGATCGTCAGCATTTCTTTTTCGAAATATCCAATAAGTTCCCTCTCAGGAACTTTATATTTCTTAGATACGTCAGTTATAGTTCTTTCGAAACTATTTAGGAAATCTGAAGGTTTCGCATCCATTTTTTTGAACAAATCGTCTACAGCGTCCTTCATTTTGGGTGAAAGACGCTTATATTGCTTAGATTTCCTGTGTTCATCCCTCTCTACAACTGTAGATTCATAGATTTCCTCAATCCTCTTGGTCATTTACATCCGATTCCTGATCGATATAACTCGAACTTACAAATGTATTTGCAAGTTCTTTGCGTTTAACTTCTAGTGCATCCCCGACCCTAGTAGCCATTGTGATACTGAAAGCTTTCTCTGCTTCAAGATTGTTACCATCAACAATTGCGTCTACAAATTCCTTACTCATTCCTCATCTCCTTTGTCAAATTTTTGATCATCATTTGGTTTACCATCTTGTTCTGGGTCTTCATAGTCTGGCATTTGGTCTGGTCCAATAACACCACCATCGCCATCCTGTGGATACCTTGTGATACCGTCACCACCATCTGGCATATCAATACCACCATCCAATGGATCAGCTTCAAGTTCTTTCTTAATTTGATCTCGCATCTCTTGAACTTCTGCATCGGTCATATTGAGAACCTTCTTCAACACATACTCTTTGCTGAAGAATGTACCAATGTAAGACTGAATACCGTCAAGTGTTTGAATGCGGTCATTAAGAAGTTCAGCTTCTTTCAATTCTGCAAAGTGACCATCTTCCATAAAGTCATACTGAATATGCTCTTGCATACGAGGCCAATCTTCTGGTGAGATTACACCTTTAAGGAGTAGGTTAGTCTTGAGCAAGTCAGTGAATAGGGGGACGAATTTCTTACGAATACGTTGTACGAACTTGGTAAACTTGAGTTCGTCTCTAGTAATCTCAGAGGCTCGTCCAAGATTAAATCCGTTTTCGGCTTCAAGTCTTGAAATCGGCACGTTAAGTGAACGGTATAGTTTCCGTTGGAAATATACGATGTCATCAATCTCTCCCAAATTAGAACCGCCGGGAAGTGTTGTAATCTCTGTACCCCTACCACCTTCACGGCGAGGAAGCCAGAAATCTTCCAACATAGACATGTGATTACGGTCATCCCGAATCTCACCTGTGCTTGCATCGTACACCAACTTGTTACGATAACGGTTCATCACATCTTTTAGATACTGTTCTGCTTTGATCTTGGGTAGATTACCAACATCAATGTAGAAAATTCTACGTTCTGGCGCTCTAGAAATACGATAGATAACAATCGCATCTTCAATCATACGCAACTGATTAACTGGTTTGATTGCTTTGTGTAGATACGAGATAACTCGACCTGAGTTATTATCAAGAAGTCCTGACGGAACATACACAATAGAATCGGGTGCAATCTTAATACCCTGATCGTTACCTTGCACACCCGCTGATGCAAACCCTTTGTCGTTGTAGATAAAATACTCTTCTACTTTTTTGACCATCTCAATACCATTATGGTTTGGATCAGGGTCTTTCTTTGTTTCTCGTACCTTACGAATTTTAGTTGGGTCGATGTGTCGAAGCTGAGTTATACCCCTTTGCGGGTCTTTTGAATCAATAACTTTGTGATAGTACAAACGACCATCGATATACCAACGACGAAAAATATCGTGACCCTTCTCATTAAAATTAAGAAGTCGCAGAACTTCACTAAATTCTGCTCTCATACGTCTTTTAATTTTATCAGGATAGGGTAGATTTGTTAAATCAATGTTTACTGGAATATCATTTAGATTAGAAATGATACCTTCATTCACGATATCTTCAATTGCAGCATCACACTCCGATTGCATAGAAATGTCTCTGTAACGACGAATGAGGTCAAGGTCAGATCGTTCCCGTCCATCCGTATCTAGTACAGATGAAAAGAAACCTCCACCCGCAACCTCAATTGCGCCATCATCAGGAGTGGGGTCCGTGAAAGTTTTCTCACGGGGCCCCACATCCTTAGATGCTCTTTGTATTGAAAAGCCAAATAGTTCTGCCATAATGTCTCCTACCCTCTATTTAGTAGGTTCAATTTAGATACTTACGCCGGATGCATCAAAATACTGATATCTCCAAGTTACTGAGAATTCTTCAATCGCACTTTCAGTATCCATACTCAGATCAATTGCAGAACCAGAGTTTGTTGGCCAGCAGTTACGAAGAATGTATGTTTTCAGAACTGCTTCATCCCTATCAAGTTGTTCCACTGTAAGGTCCGTCTGATAATCAGCAGGAGCAATAACACCAGTGTTTGTTGCAAATCCATTGATACCGTTTGACCAAAGTTCAATTGCGTTCTTAACACCAAAGTCAGTGTCATTAAGGAACGTAGTTTCCCAAGTTTCTGGTTCTGTCTGATCACCCGCCATGTAGATTGTACGACCACGGAATTTCAAAGGAATTTCAGTGATTGCACGGGATGGCAGTGCTGCAGCCTTAACAAGAAACGAAGTTCTACGAGTATCAAGACCAATTGCGATACCTGATGGTGGAGTAATAGTTACCCTAAATTGGTTGGCTCTTGCACCACCACCGATTAAACTTGCTTTAAAGTCATCTATATTAGCCATGATTAACCTCCTACCTCACTAAACGCAACACCAGTTCGAACGGCGATGAAGTTTAGTGTAATAAAGTTGATTGACCTTGCTGGTTTGATGTAGATGTCCCCAATAAACTCGTTACGGTCAATGACCTCACCAGTGTTATTAGTTGTGTCACAAACTACCTTAAAGTCGAAAATACCTCTACGGCCCTGCACATCCCGCAAAAAGGGCTCTACCAGATTACGGAACTGCGCTCTTGTGAATTCATCGTTGAACTCAAAGAGTTGGAACTTAGCAGCAGTGGCGATTGCCTTTTCAAGAACAAGGAACAATCGACGCACGTTAATGCGGTCAAATGCACTTGGTTTGGAAAGAGCAGTCTTATCACCAAAGAGTGTAACACCTTGGCCGGGAAAATCAACAACTGGATTAATCCGTGACTTGTAAAGAATGTCACGATCTGCTTTCTGTGGGTTGTAAGAAAGTTTGATTGCACCACGAACACCACCACGATTGTAACCCGCTGGTGAGAACCAAGGGTCTGCAACACTGTCTGTATTGGCGCAAAGACCAGCAGTATCACCATTTAGCGGCACAAATCGATACACATCGTTGTACTTATCATACATGTACTTGTATCCACTATCGAATACCATATAAGAGGATGATGGACATTTATCAAATGCATTCCTTACATTATATGTTTGAGCGATGGATGATGTTACACCAACTGTTGCCGAACGATAAGGGGATACAAAACCGACGCAATCCTTTCGTAATTCAACAAGATCAGTAATCATGGTCACAAAAGTATCCTGACCATCATCACTATCTGTAACACCAGAACTTGGACCACCCATGACTAGGTTGATGTCAAGATTTTCTGTGTCAGCGAACTTGTCATAGCCACGTTCAATTTCACCAGCAGTTACAGAGTAATCGTCCGTTCCACCTGTCAGTGCTGAAACATCAACACCACTTACTAGTGTATAGTCCGTACCTGTTGCAATATCTGTACCCCAGTTAGAACCAGCAGCCAGATGATCCGTCCAGTAGATAAAGTTAGAACTACGGAAGATAACATCTGGATAGTAGTTATTACCACCCTGTGTAGTTTTTGCACTTGGGTTCTTAGACAAAGCAGGGAAAACTTCGATAACTGCCGCAGTGCGTTGACCCTTAACATCAACATCAAATCCAGTGATGTCACCTGTTGTGTCATAAACACAAACGTGCAATTCATCTTTCTCACCCCGCCCGTTTGCAGTTGCCCAATCGGATGTGCCCGGAGGCCCATCAAAAAGGTCACTGAAACGCCATCGACGTTGAATATAGGAGTTATCAGGAATAACTGTTTTAAGTCCACCACCGGCAGGATCATCCAGTTGACGAATAGTTAGAATATTACCAGAAACAGAAGTAACTTCGTATTCTACATTACCAGCTTCAACTGCGGTGACCGTATCAAATGCAAGAGGCACATTGTCAGCTACCGTAATTGCTTTATCAAGGATAAGAGAAGTCTGAGAAGTAACTGTTACAACTTTAGCCTGAACGCCACCATCAGAGATACCGGCACCAATCACACGTTGACCAACTGCGATTGTACCAGAGTTACCATCAACCGTAAGAGTTTTAGATGGAACTGTGATTGCCCCGTTAGATGTTGCAGTGACAGAGTTGTTTGTGAAAAACTTAATAATGTCACCGACTGCGATTGTTGCATCAGTTGCATCTTGGTCATCAACTGTGATTTGCAAATCACCAACTGCACCAGCACCATTCACTAAGTTAAGTGTACCCAGAGGCTGTTCAAATGCTCTTGCGCTGGGACAAATATCCACACCGATTGAGTTACCCCAAGTACCAGCGGTACGAGCAGCCCACTCACCGTGAGAACCCTGTCCTGTAGAGAAACTGTCCTCATAGTGGTCATCGTCACGAATGAGAATACCGCTATTTGCACCAGCGTTTAGAATGCCTGATTCTGTACGAACCACCCTGAGTGCATCACCGTACTGCAAGAAGTTTGCAGCAGTGAACCACCACTCAAAATTTGAACTGTTTGGTTTACCGAATGTCTGTAGCAACTGTTCTTCCGAACTAATAGCGGTAACTGAACTTACTGGACCTTTCTGAAAAGGTCCGGCAATAGCACCGATAGACGTAGATACAGCTGGAACAACATTTGTAAGATCAATTTCCCGTACATGAACGCCGGGCGAAACTAGAAATCCCATGTCTTTACTCCTAACTTAAAGAGAGTTATTTGTTATACAGATATTTATAAAAAACCTCTTTTACAAAACTCATTTTTATAAGTGTTATATCATATAAATAGAATTATGAATGAACATTATGAAAAATACAAAGACACCATCAAGAAGGTTTCACGAAGAAACTACCAGAAACGAGTATTTCTTCTTAATGAATTTCTCACAGACAAATCCTGTATTCACTGTGGTGAGGCAGAACACGTTTGTCTTAAATTCTACCCCCATGATGCAGAGATACGCAAGGTATCCAAGAGAGTTGGAACAAGTGATGAAAGCCGCAAAGAGGTATTTCACCTAATTGATCAGTCTGTCATTCTATGTTATAACTGCTTTATCAAGAAACATCATGATTTGATTGAATTTATCTAACATATATATAATAGTAAATGATTTGAGTCATAAAGGAGTATCATTATGAAATCATTAATTTGTGGGGTATTTACCCTATTACTATGCATGTCTTCAGTTCATGCATCAACACAAGCAAAACTTATTATAGATACTGGACCCTTTGGTGTACACAGTTGGTTTCTGAAAGGAATCCAAAACGGTGCATTTTCTAAACGTGGACTAGATATTGAATTTGTAGGAAAGGGGCCAGGTAGTGTTAAAACTGGTCTTGCTCTCGCAACTGGAAGAGCAGACATTGGATATCATGACTATAGTGGTGTGGTTCTTGTCAATAGTAAATCAACTGACCCTAAAGTTTTAGCGGTCTTTGTTGTTGATGATAAGTCACAAAACGGAGTAATTACCCTTAAATCATCGGGTATTAAGACATTCGATGATTTAAATGGTCGTAAACTTGGTAGTCATCCCACTAGTTTTACCAATAAAGTTTTAACTACTGTAACATCTGCCAAGTGGGTAAATGTTCCTGTACACATGCCCGCCCGTGTCCCTGCACTAGTATCTGGACATATTGATGCAATCACCTCATTTACAACATCTGTAGTTTTCAATCTGGAAAAGGTAGGAGTTGGTATTGACGAATTAAATATCATTAAACTTAGTGATCATTATCCAATGGCAGTGAGCCGAGTAATCACTGTAAATGCAGATTGGGCAGCAAAAAATCCACAGGCAGTAAAAGTTCTTCGTGAGGTATCACGCCAACTACTAAAAGATTTTATTAAAAATCCTGCTGCAAGTGTATCTGCATTGGAAGGTCCAGTTGTATCTACAAGTAAAAAAGTAGATATTGAAGTAAGAAGGGCTCAGTATGGTATTGACGAACTTGTTAATACGCCATTTGTACAGAAAAATGGAATTAGTAATCCCAGTATGGTTGGTCCTCGTTTAAGTGAATTTACAACCATACTGGTAGAAAAATTAAATTTACCAACTCGTCATCCTGACAACAAATATTTTGATCTAGGTGAATGAAACATACACTCATAACAATTTCTGTTGTTGTAGTTATATGGGAGCTATTGTTAAAGGGTGGTTATATTCCGGGCTTATGGGATATAACCACCACTTTCTTTGAGTTATCAGTTAACCCAGATTTTCTTTATAACCTATGGATTAGTCTGTGTAGACTTGTTGTTGGTTGGTCAATTGGGATGTTAATTGGAACTACCATTGGTGTCTTCATGGGTAGTAATTTACATGTGAAGAAACTTATAATGCCACTAGTGAGTTGTTTATTTCCTATTCCAAAAATTGCACTATTACCTCTGTTCATAGTTCTTCTGGGAATAGGAGAAGTGAGCAAAGTAACAACTATTTTTATCGGGGCATTCTTTCCCAGTATATTGATCGCATACAATTCTATTATAAGAACACCCACTACCTATGTAGAAGCAGGCCGTGCTTGTGGTGGGGGTTATTGGTTTATTTTACGAAAAATAATTTTACCGATTAGTATGCCGACGATAATCTCAGGATTTAGGACAAGCGGTAGTTTGTCATTGGTGTTGTTAGTTGCAGCAGAAATGTTAGGTTCAAAGTATGGTTTGGGAAACTGGATATTCATAACTGGTGGAGAAATGGATTTTGCAGAAATGTTTGCTGGAATAATCTGGCTCAGTATAATTGGTTTAGGAATCGGTTGGGGTACAGAGTTTTTAAAACGTAGATTTTGTAGTTGGATTAAATACGGTGAGGGTGTTTAGTTACCAACTCGTAGAACTATCTCTAATAATAGGAGCCCAACGAGTTCCGTACTCATCAACCATCTCACCTATATTCTCATCCTCAAGACCATTCACAACAAAACCAAATGGTGCCATATCCTGTTCAAGCATGTCCTGTTGTTCATTCATCATGACCCGTCGAATATCGTTGTTAGTTAATTCCTTGAAGTATGTCTGGTCTGTCAACCACGCAAATATAAAGAGACACGCAACCAAATCATCATTGCACCCATCGTCTGCTTCAAATGATTGACCCTTAACAATAAAGGTAGAAAGTTCGTTGATACAGTCATAATCCTCAAGAATAAGTTTATTATCCTCAACCAACTGTTTGAGATTAGAACAACCAATCTTTTTTACAGCCTTAGTTGTTCTTACCCCCAACTGCGCTCGACCACCACTGAACCCTGCTCCAATGACCTGTCCCGCTCGCCCACGCATACTTGCCATAATAAGGTTGTCATACTCCAAGTCAAACTGCATCGCACTAGCAACCTGTTCTCCTATGTCATTAACCTCAATCAATACGAATGCTTGATTGTATGCTCTTGCAACATCATAAATCTTGGATGGAAATATAAGGGGTTTCAGTTCATTGTCTCTAAACTTTGCGACCACTCTATATGGTATTTCACTTACATCCACAACCACAAACGCAGAATAATCGTTTGATGTACCTCTCGCAACATCTGCAACGAGAACGTATGTATGGTCTGGTTGTGGAGCAACATGAACATCTAGACCCGCACTAGACTGTATTGGTGAACGATATGTCAGTTGTTTCAGTTTATACGGTGCGATAAGTGTATCAATAGAACCAAGGAACTCACACTCAAATTCTGTATTGAACTGCGCTTGAGAGGTATTCTTAATCGTCTGTTCTTTCCACGCTTCGTCTCTGCCCGGCACCTCACTCCAATGTACCTCAATAGGAATGTACTCGTTTCTCTGTTCTTCTGCATCCACCCATAGTTTATAGAACATGTTCATACCATGCGGGGTGGAGACGATCATTACTTTTGTTGTCTTACCAGATGAAATTGTGGGGTACACAGAGGAAAAAAATTGCTCTGCCACGTTTGAGGGTACATAGGCGAATTCGTCCAGAAAAATGATGTTGTAACTGCCACCACGAACAGCACTAGCACTAGTAGATGAGGCAAGTATCTTTGAACCATTTTCTAACTCCAAGGAACCTTTATTCCAACTCATTACTCCCTGTTGTAACCACTTCGGTAGATGTTCATACGCAAGTTGCAAACGTGATAGTAGGTCACGAGCAGTTGCAGCCTTGTTCGCAAGTATTGCGATATTAACACTTGCATTAAACAACGCATAGTGCAACAGATATGAAACCATGACGGTAGACTTGCCTGACTGTCTGGGTAACTTACAGATAGTGAAACGATTGTTATGAAATGTCCCTACCATTTCTTTCTGGAAGTCATACATTTTAAAAGGCACAAGACCCTCATCCAAAGAGACAATCTTTACATAGTTCTCAATAAAATACTGAGGACTATCCATACACCTCTGGTACTCAACAAGTTCTTCTTTCGTCCAGTTCTGGGCGACATTAGCTTTCTTTAGGTTTGGATTGCCGAGGTAAGTAATATCAGGCATTACGGATAATTCTCTACACTCACAAGTTCTCTGTTTCTTAAATGCTCTTCTGCAATGTCTTCTTTAGACTGCCCGTAGTATGCAACCGCATTGTGTGTGTCAATTAACAACTGATTTAGTGTTGTATCACCTATGACAAACTCACCAAGAATACGACCATATTTTCCCTTACCATCTTTCCTAGTGCGTAGAACCTGTATCGAATCCAAAGGAAGATGTTTCTGTACAAACTCCTTTGCCATCAGGCCATAGACCTTTTCTTCTTTGTCACTTGTCCTTGACTCAGGTGTGTCAACACCGTAGAAACGAATCCTCTGTTTCTTCAACCACACACCGAAACCAAGATCAATGTCCACATCGGCGGTATCTCCGTCTATTACCTTAATGATTTTACATGGATACTCATACATAATCGTCTCCTTGTTCTATTTATATCTAACGTATGTACCATCTTCATACACAATACTATTAAGAACATATTCATTACGAGACGCCCCTAGATATTGGATTTGCGTTTGCTCCAGAACAACTGAGGGAAAGGAACTTTCCTTCTGTTTTGTATACAAGTAATCTTCATTCTTATCATAATCATATATGTATCTTTTCATCGGCCATTTATATGTTCTATAGTCACCGTTATGCCCTACATATGGATTAGATAAAGCCCACTTATCAAAATAATCTGTATAGAAAAATGAGTATTCTAAGTGATACACGGATGGGTCTTTTAAAAATCTTGGTGAGAAATATACTGACAATAAATCATCTATACTCCTTGCTAACCACCAAAGGAACTCCCAACACGTTTCTGGTTTGTACGGAGACATATCAATATACTTTTCTGCTGTATTCAACATATCAGGATTTTTCATAAGATGAATCCAACTCTCATCTTTGATTTTAAAGAACTCCTCCATAGACACTTTTGACGATATTGCAAGAAACAGTTCATCTCCACCGCCACCATTCACATTGATTGTTTGTCCGTTCCATAACTCATCATTGTTATGAACATAGTTATCGTGAGAATGCCACTGCAAATTAATTTTATTATTAACTAACAAATCATAAAAACGTGGATTTTCTTGCACACTAGCTTTTGATAGATACACAGTAAGGCTTGTATCCAATCTTCTAGTTTTCAGAAGACTTACCAATGCACATGTACTGTCTATACCACCTGACCACCATAATCTTATTGGTTTGCCAATATCCCATAGCTCTACAGCCCTGCGATTAGTTAAATCTTCGAAGGTTGATGTAAAATTTGTTGGAAACTCTGTAAAAGGATTCTCAACCAGATCAAATTGATTATCAAAACCAATTCTAAAACGTGGAGAGTGTAGACCAAAATTAGTTGCTAACCTGTACTCATCTCTCTTCATTATTTCTGGAAAAGAATGTGAATAATAATATATAACTTTAGTCACTTTTACCTTTCAACATTTTTTGTAACTCAGCAGTGCTGCCAACAAACAATGCATTCGTAACACTCTTCGGTGCGTTATTGGGAACCTCTTTGAGTTTTTTCATCTTCTCTTGTAAGTCGCCTAGTTTTTCAGTAACCTCTGCAACATTCTTGATTAACTGTCCAGCAACCTCGTATGCCCTTGGGTGTTCACCCTCTTTGGCAAGTTCAAGGATACCCTCAATCGCAGTGGAACCCTGTTCAACCAATCGATAGAAGTTCTCTCTTTGGTATTTGTAATCAGCATCAATATCTTCGTCATCTTCCAGTTCTACTGGATAACGAGAAACATCAGACATTTTAGTTTTTGGGTTTAAAGAAGCTTCTGGTGGAATAACATCCCCAACCACTCCAAGCGCTTTATCTATTTCATTTACCATATGACATATCCTTTACTTATATGTTAGATATGGAAGAGCAGTTTTTTTATCATTTTCACCATTTCTTCTTTTTAATGCACCACGATAATAATAAGTTTTTGGGTCTGCTTCATGTCTCCAAGGACCATAACTTCCTTTTTTGGCACAATACAAATCAAAGTCTCTTCCTGTCTTGCCTTCACTAATAAATTTTTCATAGGTTCTTTGGTAAGCGCATGTACGACATTGATTGTCTTCACATGTATTCAAATCACATTTGACAACTAAACTTTGTAACTCTTTTGGTATTGACTCGTATTGCTCAAACCTACCTATAATTTTTAAACTTATATCATCCCAATCAAAATCATCGCCCTGTGGAACTGGTGTTAGATCACGAATACCGGCCAAGTAAATATCAACACCAGTTGGTTCAACTATAGAACGTAATGTATTATAACCAACGTCCAGTGCTGTATTTTCTAACGATACTCCTATTGATATTGCATCAGCATCCGTTTCTTTAATCCATAAAGGAAAAGTTTCGTATCTTGGTTTGAGAGCACCTACATTATACTTACTAGAGAAGCCGGGTCTAATTGGTATACGTTCTTCAACGTAATCAATTGACCAATTTACCATTTGAAAATCAAAATCTCTAACCTCGGATTTCAAAAAAATAACAATTTCTCTTAATTTTTTAATTTCTCTAGAATTATATTCTTCACTCTCAAATTCATCATAAGCGCCTCTTGCAACAATATCAACGTCAGTCTCCGTTAACCAACGATAAAGTGAGTATGTAGAGTTAATCCCTCCAGAAAATGGTATAAGTATTTTCATTTTTCAAAAACCTTCCTTATTCATAAAGTAAATAATGTAAATTTCCATCCTCACCTCGGCCCCTATACATATAAGTCTCTGGATCAGCTTCATGTCTCCAAGGACCATAACTGCCGTGTTTGGCACAATACAAATCAAAGTCCCTTCCTGTCTTGCCTTCATTAATAAATTTTTCATAGGTTTTCCAATATGACATTTCACGCCCAGCACGACTCTCTGAATTATTCCTAATACACAAGTCTTGTAGTTCTTTTGGTAAGAACTCATACTGTTCAAATCGACCCGTCATGTCTTTTGCAACCTCATCATAATTAAAATTATCACCAATTGATACTGGAATTAGTTCTCTTACACCACCCAAATATATATCAACACCAATATTTTCAATACCAGATTCCCGACGACTTACTTCATAACCCTGAGTTGATGTATTTTCTAAACATATTCCTATAGATATTCCATCTGCTCCTGTTTCAAAACACCAATTGATGTATCCAGCATAACGTGGCCTAAGAGCACCAATATCATATTTTCCTTTTTTAAATCCCGGCCGGATTGGAATCTGTTCCTTTACATATTCTTTGGGAAACTCGCCAAGTTCTAAATCAAAATCACGATATTCTTTTTTAAGAAACTTTGATATTTTTTGAATTCTATCAAATTCTTTTGCATTGAAATCATCAGATTCAAAACGATCAACTCCATATCGAACAAAAATATCAACGTCAGTCTCCGTTAACCAACGATAAAGTGAGTATGTTGAGTTTATGCCGCCGGAGAATGGCATAAGTATTTTATCACTCATCTTCACCCGTCACTGGATTGTGATTCTTCGCATCTTCAAAGTAAGAATAAACTTCATTGAAACCAAAATCATCATCTGCATCAGCACTCGTTGGGTCTGGTGTAACAGTAAGTCTCTGTTGACGTTTAGGTGCTTTATCAGGCATATCAGTGTATGCATCAACCTGAACTGTCTTGATAACCTTACTAGATGTAACAGGGCCGTAGAGATAGAACTTACAAGTAAAATCCATTGTGTAAATAATTGCTCGGCGAGTTGTAAAATCTCCCTGATAATCGTCCTCATAAGAAATACTATTTAGAATTACAGGAATATCTTTTTTCACACCCATGTCTGCATTATCATTCATCGTGATTGTATAATCTGGTTGAAAATATGGAAGAATTTGTTCTACAATTTGTAGAGCATCATCAGACTGCTTTGCAAGAATATAGAGTTGAAAATTTATATTATATGGAACAGGCATATATTGCGTGTCTAACTGTTCTGACTTATCACCCTTAACTTTTTTAAACTTCTGTACACGATTTAGTTTCCGGCCGGGGTCGTAGGTAAGTCCTGTAATTTCAAAACCAATACGGGGTAGTGTTACAGCAGCTGCTTTACTAAGGTCTGCATCATCAGCAAGACGAACAAGAAACTTCTGCCTTGGTCCATACGCCAAAGGCACTTTCATAGTCTGTTGAATTACACCAGAGTTATCCTTACGAACTAATTGAATATTATTAAAAATTGTTCCGAAACTAACAACGACATTGCGTACTGTTTCGTGGTAAAATTGTTGTCCTAGCATTAATCTGCACTCCCTGCATCACCAAATGGATTCGATTCACTGAAGTCCAGTATCGTATCATCCAATGTTTCAAACAACTCATTTTGAGCTGTCTTATCCGTTACTCCATCTCCTACTATATAGTCTTCCTGTATGAGATATTCATCACCACCAGTTTCAAGTAGAATACTCTCACCACCAAGATCAGTCTCATCCTCACCAATAATATTGTCACTATCTGTTTCATCCAGAAGTAATCCACTACCATCACTGGTTGCGTGATCAATTCTGATTTCTTGGTTAATTGTAGTTCCTGTTGCCTGTTCAAGAGTAAATTGATAATCCGAACTTGCAATTGAGAGAGAATCTTCAATCGCATCAATGTCTGTAATGCCTGTATCAAGTTCCTCTGACCCATAATCAAACAGGCGACATCGCATCTTATAAACAGGATTGGTATCAAGTTGATGAAAAGGATCATCATGATCTACAAAGTTAATCTCAAATAATTTTTTAAGTAGTGGATGATAAATTGCATCACCCTCTAGAGGACGATCAGCATCAGTCGCATCCGTTTCATTTAGAATATAAAATGTTTCGCCTTCCAGTTTAGATGTTGCTATTGACCCAGATTCTAAAAGAATTGAACCAGACGATGTTGAATCTGTACCATCTTCAATTTGTATTTGTTTTGTCTTCTCTTGAAATCTTACTTTACTAACTACAAAAGTTGCTTCACTTAGGTTTTCTAAACCAAACTGAGTTATCACTTCTTGTTCACCAGCATATCCACCATCAGAATTTTCCATATACATTTCTATAGGAGCCTGAGTGTTGAACTTAGACAAAGAATCCTCTCCTAGAACTGTATCTTCTGCAACTAGTGTGCGGTCAAGATAATATACATCATGTCCGTGAATTTGAATTGCTTCTGCAATCAAGTTTGCATATAGTGATTGTTCAGATGAAATAACTTGTCCTGTAGTCATTATAATCCTCCTGCATCACCAAATGGATTTGACTCACTAAAGTCTAGAACAGTATCATCTAAGTCATCAAACAACTCGTTCTGAGCAGTTTTATCAATGACACCATCACCAAGCACAAACTCCTCAGATATAATGTAACTACCATCTTCAAGCAATAAACTTTCACCAAACGAAGTTGGGTCTTGATCTGCGCCAACTATTGTAGCATCAAGGGTAACATTCGTTGCATCTAAAGTATATCCATTTATATCTATTGTAAATGACTGACCAATAATACTTTCATTTTCTAGTGTAAACTGATAATCAGAACTGGCAACCGATAAATTATCTACGATTGCATCAATTTCAGTAATACCTGTACTAAGTTCATCAGAAGAATAATCGAACAATCGACAACGCATCTTGTAAACAGGATTGGAATCTAACTGGTTAAAAGGGTCATCATGATCTACAAAATTAATCTGAAACAATTTCTTTAGTACTGGATGATAAATTGCATCGCCCTCAAAGGGCCTGTCAGAATCAGTTGCATCAGTTTCGTTTAGTATATAAGATATTGTGCTGTCAGTTACCGTACCAGACTCCAACTGAACAGAACCAGATTCAGATGAGTCTGTACCATCCTCAAGTTGTATTTGCTTTGTCTTCTCTTGGAACTTTGTCTTACTTACAACGAAGGTTGCTTCACTTAGATTTTGCAAACCAAATTGAGTCATCAGTTCTTGTTGACCAGCAAACCCACCACCAGAGTCTTCCATATACATTTCAATAAGAGATTGTTTGTTAAATTTTGACAAAGAATCTTCACCAAGAACAGTATCTTCTGCAACAAGTGTACGGTCAAGATAATATACAGAGTGTCCTCTGTGATGAATAGCTTCTGCAACTAAGTCAGCATATAGAGACTGTTCAGATGCAATCGCACTCACACCATTTGTATGGAAATGCTTATTAACTGCCATGATTATCCTACCATGTAATTTACTGGTAACTCAAACGTAAGTGCGATTTGTTCTTCTAGTTTATTAATCTCTTCCTGTGCTTGTGAGTAAATAGTTTCACCATTCATGGTAACACCACCGAGCATTGCAACACCACTAAACTTAGACAAGTTCGCACCCCACTGTTGTTTGATTAGTGCAGTTGCATATCTCTTGAGATAGATGTCGTCAAAAATATCTGTGTAAGTTGCTGGGTCTAGTTTACGATAACACTCGACAATGATATAGTCTGTTCCAGCAGTAAAGTCATTCTCCCAATCTGCATCGATGTACAGACGGTTCTGATGTTGATTGAAACGGATCGGTGTCTCACCCACAAGAATATGTTCTAGAAGGTCTAAGTTGTCCATAGCCATCTGATACTGAATGACAGACGTAGAGGAAAGGTCAAATAAATCATTGAGACGTAACTGATAACGTAAATCAAACATGTTACTACCGCCGCCCGTGTCTGTAAATGGCCATACCTGTATCACAGACACAACAGCACTTGGCATCGGGATAAAGTTATTACCCTCCAGAAATGTTGCGGTGATGGAATTATCTGATGTATCTGTTCCGGTTGATGTTGTGTTTGCTCTTGCTCTCGTAACTTCTTCTTCGGTAATAAGATGTTTGAGATACATCTTCTCAATACCGTCATAGTGATACTGTGCAAAGAATTGCAATGCCTCGTCAATACGATCATCTGCTTGATCATCTGACACGTTGATATCAATGACACCAGAACCTAGTGCCCTAAAACAATAATCTTTGAATGTTGATTTACTTGTAGGTATGGCCATAAAGATATCCTTTTTTATATATTTATAACATTTGGTTTATGTAGGATATCACTTATTGTGGGGTTTTGTCGGTAATGATTGGTAATTGAATGTTGCCGGACTCCAAACTGGAAATCTTTGGTCAGCATAAGCATCATGTCTGGTTTCTGTAATACTATCTTTTGTGTAATATTTTCCGTATTTCCCTTCTTTCATAATAATATCATCAAGCTCTTCTGCACTAAATCCTTCATTTTTCTTTTTGTTATACCATTCCCCACATTTACATTTAGCACACTTTCCACAAGGACAGAGAGAAACTAATTTTTGAAGTTCCTTTGGTAACGATTCCCACGTTTGCCACCGACCCATAGGTTTAGTTTTACGATTCATCAACGGCCAGTCGATAGGGATATCTGTGTAATCTCTAAGAATGGAATGATCTACTCTAGAGTACAGATTGCCTTTTGCATAAAAATTTTCAATCGGTTCTGTCGTTTGAAAATACCAAGTAGAATGACTCCAATTATATGTATTTATACCAAGACATATCAAATCAACATCGTGCGTCTCTGACAACAATGCAACATTATAATTTTTTGATCTTATAGTTTCCAACATGGTATCACTAGCACGATCTTCAAACTCTGAAAAATCAAAATCAAAATCACGAACATTTTCTTTCAACCAATTACAGACAATAGGATACTGTGCTAAATCTTGATCAGATGCATCAAGTGTAAGTATCCTTGATATTACATCATCCGTAGTTTCAGTAAGAAGTTTATACAACATAGCCACACTATCTGAAGATGAGCTAGTTGCTGAGAAAACTTTCATAGTCTCTCCATTCATGTGGTTTGTTTCTGTGGTTCGTAAAATGTACAAACTTTATATCTGGATGAAACTCCCCACCCATATATATCCAATCGTTACCTGTCTTTTCTTTATATTTTTCAGTCATACTGTATTGCCAAGTTCTGTTATTTTTAAAATCAATAACTTTATTATCAGCAATCCATCTGGTAAACCATTCATCAGGAAGTGTAATGAGTTCTAGTCTCTCATTCACACTATCTCCTACAAAATATTGTTCCCCATTTACTGGTCCTGTAGTAGTTCCGTTTTCAATGTAGAACTTTTGCCAGTGATGCACATTACTCATAAACTTATCATAGATGTAACGACACTCCTTCGGATAGTATTTAAAGAAACCACCATTAAGTTGATAAAGATTTGAGTCATTTCTCCACCACCCCGGCATCGCAAGAAACTGTCCCGGCTTGATTGGATAATCAAACACCTTCTTATAATCATTGACCAATAGAATGTCAATGTCCATTACACAGATAGGTTCATCAGTGTCCATCTGCATACCCCACATCTTGTTCCACTGCAAAGTTACGTCTGGATGATATGGTTCACGAACCCAGATAAAATTATACTCTGGTAGTTTATTCTCTAAGTATGTCTCATACTCTGGACCATACTTATTACCGATACGAACTGCTACAATATCCATTTATCATACCTCTGTTTTGTCGGCGTCCACCCTCGTAAGTAAGCTCCGTCTGCATGTCTTAAAACATCCAGTAAGTTATTATACGCATTGACCAATTCATCTAGGGTGTAATATGCGTGTGACATGTGATAACAGAAGATGTTAGTTGCGTCAAAAAATATAGTTTTACCTTTAATTTTTTTCAAGAGTCTGTCATAATTTGGTGATATTAAATCCATCAACCAGTATTCAATGTCATAATCATTGTGCATTTTTTGTTCTAATTTTCTCAAATCTTCAAATGCAGGCATATCTTGCTTTGCATTTTTAGATGCGATAGAATCAGGCATTACCATATTGTGAGTAAGTCTTTTACTGTAATAATAAATTTCCTGTAAAGACATATTCATTTCTACAATCATTTGTTTTATATCCAAATTTTCTTGACAATAATCAAACAACACAACCTCACCGTCAAACTCCAATCTGTCTACAATTAGTGCAGCACGTTGACCTGCCGTAGTAGAAAATATGACATCAAATTTTTCCGTGGGTAGTTCTCCAACTCTTTCTGTATTCTCTATATAAAATTGTTTGCGTATTCTCGTCATAAATCTACTAAAATAATAATCTTCTATATCTACATTGTCAAGGTCTTTCCAAGCTTCAGTCTGATAATCCCTATAATATGAAAAAGACTTTCTTGATCTTTCATCTTTCGTAAAATTCGTGACAGTAGGCATACCTTTTAGTTCTATCCATGGCGGGGTATAGTCGTCATGATAATTATTAGGAGATCGTTTAATAACATCATATCTCTCTGACATGTCGGGAGCTCCAATTTCTTTCCACATTGTCAAATTTAAATTCATGTGTTGATGGTGAAAATATGCTTTACGGTCTGGTCTTGCCATTATGTGTGCTTTGCAAAACTTTCCACTCTCTACAAAATCATAGAAGTCTGTTATCGGTGTTTGTCTTTTCTCTGGACCACCAGATACCATATCAAACACCATACCAACTGATACAATCATAGCATGGGTATGATCACAATTTAAAAGAACATCATGAACTTCACTTCTATAACAAAAATGAACATCGTGTCCAGTACCCGAACCAGTTGCCCCACCAGAAATCATAAATGTAGTAGTTTGGGTTTGTTTCTCTATTCCAAAATCCCACTTTAGTTTGTCTGGATAAACTACGAGAAACAACATATCTTTAAATCTTTTGTATATTTTTTTATTTTGTGTTTCACTCACCCACAGGGTAACAAATTCATCAAAGCTATTCATTGATCTCTCTCAATACATCTTTACCAAACTGTTTGACCAACGACCTCTTCATAAGTTCTTCACGTTCCTTATTGAAACCTCCGTGCATGATAAAATGAAACCTATTCTCGTTTGAACTGTTTAATGCTTCGTGATTTACGCCATTGTCAAACCAAAACCCTGTACAGTTTTCAAACGGCAACTCTTCCTTTGTGTCTGTGCGTCTCAGATAACAATTCTCTGGTTGATAGAAGGCAAGATTTATTGCACCAGCAATGTTTCTAGTTCTTCCTTCTCTATCTCTTTTTTCATTGGAGTCATTATGATCTACAATAGCACCGCCCGGTTTCAATAACATAAATCGCAAACGTCGATAATTTTTGTGTGGAAAATCTTCCAACCATCTTTTAGTCTCAGGTGCGACCTCTGCAATCTCCGTCCATCCCCAATCAACATTATCCTCAGATAAACCATGCCCACTTGGATTTTTTGTATGAAACCACCCCATTGACGGATCAGAACCTTTCTCCACAAAACTGTGTATGGCCGCAGAACACCAACCATCTCCGTCACCATATCTGTGATCTACAAAGAACCCTTCGTCATATACTGATTGTGCTTCTTGAATGCAAACCTCCGGTATCTCTATGTCCATCTTGAGATACCAAACATCATTATCTCTACACCAATCTACAATCTGTTTATGACTCATTTGCCTATCACCATAAACCTTTCCATGCCGTTGTCTAATGTTTTTGTTCCACTATACATGATGTCCACAAACCCAGCCTGTTCTGCAAGTTCTTCTGGACCACTCACACAATTGATGTGGTCCTCATATTTATCCTCGTTTGTAGATTGCAAAACATATATTGGATTTCCACTTAAATTTTTATTAAGTTCACGGAATCTACGCATGGGAAACATATGTTCACAAGAAGTATTGATAAGAACATCAAAGGCTCCATAATTTTTTTCTTTTCCCTCTATTTTTTTAAACATAATATCCGTTATGTGACATTCGTATTTCTCTTGATCCTTATATCTTTTATTAAACTTGTAAGATATGTCTTTAGCGTCACGATCAATTTCAAAATTATAAATGAACTCAACACCGTGTTCTATCAAAAGAGGAATGATATATTGTGAGTACCACCCAGCAAGTATTGCAACTCTTTTTGGTTTAATTTCTAACTTGATTAATTCTTGGATTATCCACAACTTACTTTCTAATTGCGATTGGTTCATGGAATCCAATACTCTTTTTAACAAGTATGGTTCTGATGATGATAATGCGTTTTTCCAATCGTGAGCTAACTCTGGAGTAAATTTTAAATATTCCATAACGATTTTAACTCTTCAACATCACTAGTTTCTGCACTATTATTAAACAAACAAATTTTATGGTCTTCTCTTTTTTTCTTTTTCTCCATATCATCAGGAAAAATATTTCCCTTATACCATGAATATATATCTCCCTGTGGAAATCCTTGCAAAAATCCTCCATCTTCATTCCAAGGGTCATACCAATGATGGGAAAAGTAGTTATCCAAACTTGGGTATGTAAAGAAAACAACTTCGGGATGTTTCACAACATGATTCCACACAGGCATCATCTGATTCTTCTTCCATACTATGACTGATGAATTAAGAGGTGTTGACTTATGCTTTGCATAGTTTTGTTTAACCATGTGAATATCATTCCACCAACCACGAACAATCCAAGGTTTGACGTTAGGTAAATCAAAGAAATACTTTAAGTCTTGATGAATGATAACATCAAGATCAAGAAATAAAAACTTGGAATTATCGGGAAAATATCTATTGTCGCCGGGGATTTGTCCGTGTCTAAACATATAGCACTTACGATATGCCCAGAAGAAACCACGGTCCTCATCATAGAACTCATCTAGTATGGTTGGAATTGGAATGTGCCAGTCTTTTTCTGGCTTGTCAGTAAAACACCAGAACTTAAATGGAACAGAACAGTTTGCCTCGCACTGTTCTTTTAACTTTTCAACATAGGAGTCATCGTATTTGTCCCCCCACTTAATGCATAATATATTATTCATCATTATTTTATCGGAATATAAACCCCCTCAACTTTAAACTTTTCTATATCGGACATCTTGATCTCAGCACCATTTGTAAATACCATGTATCCTAATAGAATTTCTATAGGATTGTCTGCCTTACGAATAAATGTTTTTGCGTTTTTAAATTTATCGTCTGAACCTGAGTTTTTCACAACGTCTTGTTCAAAAACCTTGAGTTTAAGTTTAAACAACTTTTCTTTTTGATCGGCCTCTGTATTATCAAATTCTGAGATAAAATTAATAATTACATCTTCAATATTAGTTGTATTAGTTGATTGATTTGTATTTTGTATGTCATCTTCATTTATTTCTTCATTTCTTACAGTCCATTCTCGAAATGCTTCTCTAAACTGTTCACGAAACTGTTCATGACGAACCCTAGTACGTTTATCTATATCCTCATAAGAAACTTCTTTTACAAAATCTCTCCACTGTTCATCTTCTTCGTCTACCCTAATATAGTGTTCTCTGGTAAGGCCATCTTCTGGGTCTGTCCACAAAACCGCAACAGTATTCAATTCTGGGTTGCTGTAATAATAATCTGTAATTTTATCTGTCCATAAATATGACATTAATATCTCCCACTCTTTCTATTTATGCGAAAACCTTAACCGCCTTTAGCCTTTAGCAATTCTAAGATTATATGTTGTGATGGTTGCGGCACTACCATTCGGAAATTCCTGTGAACGATAGTCATCACCTACCTGTAAAGTTTGATAGTTACCAGCACCATTTAGTCTTGTATCAACCATACCACTACCTCTAGTGGAACCACCAGATGTAGCAACAGTATATACTATTTTGTGTCCCGTCAGTGTAGCAGCATCATAACGTATCCAGTTTCCTATAAGAGATTTCATTGTAGCAGTTGCGCCTTCTTGCAAATCATTGTCGCCGTTGATAAGCAGTAAATTGCGTGAAGGGGTGCTATCGGCGCCATTTCGTCTATGAAGGTAATAATTAGTTATCGTAGTGGGTTGGTCAAGTGTTTCTGGAATACCAGCAGCAGTATACGCCGCAGTATTTGCCCGTGTATCAACAAATACTGGGGTAGTAGAAACATTTGTATAACCAGCAGCAGCCGTCGCTGATGTTGTGATGGTATACGTCCCACCAGTATCGTTTGACTCTGTTCCTGCTACAAGAAGACTAATCGCTGGTACAATGAAGGTATCCCTAAAATCTGAAAGATTCATTGCTTGAATACTTCCACTACCGTCATAATAAACAGGATAGGATGTTCCTGAGTCAGCAGTCTGTCCTACACCGCTTGTAGTATATGCTTGATGTATTCTGTCATATGTAACGGTAGCAGTGCCGGGTTCAGCAGTAGAAGTTTCAGCAACAAAGGCAGATGCATTTGTAGAAGTGGACCCGGCTGTTTTTCTTGTATCAGACATAGCATCAAGGTTACCAGCAGAGCCAGTATTCACAGTAAGAACTGAGGTTGGATTTTGAGCATAAACATAAATTGCTGCTTTTTGCCATTCAACAATCTCAGCGGAGGTCATCTCTTGAAGATTGCCGCTATTATACCATAGGGGTAACCGTGCTGTCATTAGTTATTCTCCATATTACTCATATTTATGCACCCGCAGTATGACAAGTTTTTAAAGTGGTTCCAGAAGAGTTTTTAATCAGTAGCGTGGAGAGAGTTTTGAGTTCTGCTGAACCTACGGAATCGTTTGCCATTTTTGCTTGCGTAATTTGGTCGTTGGCAATGTGAGCAGTATCAATACTTCCATCGGTATAGTGTTCACTATTTATCGCATTATCAGCAATCTTAGCGCCAGTTATTGCATCAGCAGCAATCATTCCCGTTTCTACTGCGCCACTTTGTATAGTTCCAGCACCAGTTACATTACCACTACCATTAAATGATACACTCCACACAACATCACCTGACATTGCGATACTTCTTGCAGTAGTTAAAGTTGCAGCACTACCAGATGTATTTTGGTTACCAGCAGTATTTACGCCGGGAAGATTAATATTAGCTGTTCCATTAAATGATACACCACCGATAGTTCTAGCAGTTGCGAGTGCAGTAGCGGTATCAGCATTACCTGTAACATTACCTGTCAGGGGCCCAGCAAATGCATCTGATGTAACTGTACCGTCAAAGAACGCATTTTTAAATTCTACTAAACTCGTACCTAAATCAACATCATTGTCTGTTGCAGGAACCAGTGCGCCGTCAACAAGTTTTATCTGGTGTGCGTTTGCAGCATAGAAGTGAATTTCATCAGCAGTCTCGAAATCAATCTTGGTCTGATCATCTTCACCAATCTTAATGTCTGTAGCAAGTAGTGAAGTGATTGTAGTCTGTGCAGCATTAATTGCAAAGTCTATTGTATTGTCAGCGTCCTGATAAGTTACTGTGATACCTGTTTCAGTATTGGAACTGACCATCGCACCAGCAGTATCGCTGATGAATTCTGCAAGTGCAGTGCCATTGACTGTAATTGCGTCTGCTTCAAGAGTACCATCAATATCTACGTCACCAGAAACGTCTAGGCTACCAGCGTCTAATTCACCAGATAAGGTAAAGTTTCTTACACCAGTGTAGTCCTTATTTGAGTCTAAGATAACTGCTTTACTTGCGATGGCAGTACCAACAGCAGTAGAGCCTAAATCCAATGCGTTGATTTCACCAACGACAACCGTTGCACCATCCAAAATATTAAGTTCTTCTGGAGTAGATGTAACCTGTGTGGTTGATGCGGCCGCCAGTACAGGAATTGTACCACTCACGTTTGGTAGATTGATTGTTCTATCGCCAGTTGGGTCAATGATTGTAAGTGTTGTTTCATGATCGTCAGCAGTTGCACCCTCAAACACAACAGCATTTTGTGCATTCATCGTAACCGTGTCAACCTGTGTGGTTGTTCCCGCCACAACAAGATTTGGAACAAGTAGTGTGCCTGAACTTGGGTTGTAACGTAATGCACCCGTATCATCTAATAGAGCATTTGACTCATCGTGAAAGACCACAGGGAAGTTTGTATTTGCAGTACTATCGGTAACTGTCGCAAGTGTAGCAAGAGCAGCCGTACCACTTGTATCCTGATTACCAGCAGTATTTACGCCGGGAAGGTTAATATTACCTGTACCATCAAAGGATACACCACCTATGGTTCTTGCAGTTGCAAGAGCAGTAGCGGTATCTGCATTACCTGTAACATTACCCGTTAGAGGACCAGCAAATGCATCTGATGTAACTGTACCGTCAAAGAAAGCATTCTTAAATTCTGCTGAACTCGTACCTAAATCAACATCATCGTCTGTTGCGGGAACAATAGCCCCATCTACGATTTTAACCTGATGAGCATTTGCTGCATAGAAGTGTATTTCGTCAG